TAAGGCTTTTCAGCATCTTGGTGGATATGTTTAGTTCTGGCAGACTTAATAATAAATTCTAGATTATGTTTAACCCATAAAGCACGATCATCAAGAGTCATTTTATCAACAGATATAGTATCTAAACCTTCTTCGGTAAGATATTTAATATAGTCTGTTGTCAACCAGGTGATATCTTTAAGATCTTCAATGGTATAAGACATATTATAGCAAGCAGCAGCATGAACTGACAACCAATAGTATCCTCGTTCATCAACCTTCTTTTTATTAGCAAACATAAATAATGATCTTGCTAGGTCTGATCCTTGAAACTCTAAGAAAGATTCAGCGTAGTATACCCTACCTCTGTAGTCACAAGATACTTCTTGATAGAATGTTTTAGATCCTATCATATCAGCCTTCTTTATTACTTGATTATACTCAAAGTATTTACTCAGCAAACGTTGTAACTTAGGGTCTTTCTTTCCAAGAAATTTAGTACCATCTAAGTGGTTAAGCTTGTTTGGTAAGTGAATGTTCTCATGATGAATGTTGTATAGTTGAATTTCACCATGCTCATCAACAAGCTCTATGATGTTTTTTGGTTTGGCTTCTTTCATGGCACATAATACAGGATTATTTAATTGCCAAGGTTGTTGCCTTAATGTTTCTAATGCCCTGATAAATGGTTTATCTAAGCAATTATGAAACAGTTTGCTGTTAGTCCATCCCTTAATAAAGGGTTCTTTAGTTAATGAGCTATACAAACCTGCAATAGGTAATAGAGGTTCAAATGAAGTGCCAATAAGCGTAGGCTTAATAGCATCATCCATATTAACTACTGATACTAAGTATGGTGCTTTACGACCTTCATACTCACGAAAGATATCAATTAATCCGTCTTGTAGGAAAGATTCAAGCAATAAGTCTCCAAGCGAGAGAGATGTTTTGATATTGGTTTCATCAGCGCCAATACCTCTAGCAATTCGTTTTCCGATAAGGTCACTGGCAAAAGTGAGCTTAACGCTTGCTGAGTGTTTTTCATTTTTGTTTCTAATGCAATAGCGTAACAGAGTGTCCCAAGCTTCATTGATAAATCTTTCTAAGTCATATTGCCATGTGGGATGATGAGCCAAAAGTCTGGCACCTTCATTTTGTATTTTATCGCTATTTAAGGTTATTTTAGATACACGTTCTTCTAAATATCTTAGAGGATTCACTTAAAATTCCTTGTATTAATTACTCAAAGTCTACAAGGTTAGTGTGCATTAATCGACCTGTAGCAGTGTCGTATTTAGTGCTACCACAGTCACCAGTGAGACCTGTGAATCGTGATTTAAGTACTCTTAGTTTGATAGTGTTTCTGGCTAGCTCAGTTGCAGCAATCATATTACGGGAAAAAGCAATAATATCAAAGCTAATTTGCTTAATAGAGCCTGAGCCTTTGATATCATCAATTGTAGGGAGGTGTCCTTCTTCAAAAGGCTTTTCTCCTTTACGCAAGTGAGAGACAACACCTAACCAGATATTATGTTTCTTGCATACTTTAAGTAAGTCAGACATAACAGAGTCAACTGCTTCATTGCCTGTTTTACCTTTAGAACCTTCAGATACTGCGATAGTAATGTGGTCTAGGATAATATATTTACAACCCATAAGGGCTAGATGTTCAAGCTTATCTACAAGAGACTCATCACCTACAGAGCCTTGGTGGTCTAGTAGTACTAAGCGTTCATCACCGAATACCGCTTTGAATGCAGCATACTGTTCTTCTTCAGATACTTCTTCTGTATTAAGGTTCTTACGTAACTGCATACTGATAAACTTTTGAGCAGAGTCACCAATAGATTCTTCTAGAGATACCATGCCTACCATGTCAGTAGTTTTGTCTAGGATTTCCATGACAATTTCTTTGATTACAGTTGATTTACCTGAGCCAGTACCTGAAGTAAACAATACAATTTCACCAAGACGCATACCATGTAGCTTGTCATTAAGAGACTTAAGACATTCAGGGTAAGGTAAAGATAATGTTGTTTGTTTACGTTGAAATTGTTGCCAGATTTCTTCACCTTTAACTACACCAGCAGGGCTGAATGTACGAGCGCTAAAGATACAATTCATTAAGGCAGCTGAACCATGCTTGATTAATACATCACAAGGATCTTTTTCAGGTAGAGTACAGATTTTAACTTTATCATAGCCAATAATCATAGCTGCTGTTTCTGTAGCTTTTTTACCTGACTCATCCATGTCTAAAGCTAAGATTACTTCATCAAATGATCGTAACCATTCTCTTTGCTCTAAAAGAAGGGACGTTGCGCTAGCTGACGGAATGGCAACAGCTGGATAAAATCGTTGATACTTATCGTATTGCGCTTGAGCAACAGCCAAAGCGTCAAGTTCACCCTCAGTGATAACAATTCTTTTTCCTGAAGATGATACGTTTTGTCCGAAGAGTTGGATGTTTTTAAAGTCTCCATGAATAACAAATGACTTAGGTAACTTTCGTTCTTTGTATGCAACAATTTGACCTGACTTAGTATAAGGATAGAAGTGGCTACTGATAGTGCCATCTTCTGCATATGATACTTTAACTCCATAGTGGGCAGCAACAGACTTAGTGATACCTCGTTCTTGAAATCCTCGGGTGTCATATGATTCAATGTCCTCTAGTTTGTGCATGTTGTAACTCTCTTTATGGTATGCAGTAGGTTTAAAGTTAGGATTTACAGGTGAAGACTTCTGGCAGCTGAAACAGAAGCCATGTGTGTCATCTTCTTTATAGCTGAATGCGTCTGATGATGAACACTTAGGGCATGGTGCATGAATCCATCGGGACATATTAATACCAATCTCTATTTTCTTGATACTCTCGGATAAGTTCTCTGCGTTCTTTAGCTTCTCTTTGAGTTTCTTTCTTACGCTTAAACTGATTTTTAAAGTCATCCTTCAATGAAGGGATTTCTTTTTCTGGTTTATCTTTTTTATTTTTATTACTCATGATTTAGGTTTTAAAAACTTGATTGCTCCGATGTTCCCATTGTACCATAAACGTTCGCCAGACCCAGTAGTTGTTTCATCTCTCGATAAGCATTCTGCTGCCCATTGCTCTTGCACTTCGCTATATGTAAGATCTCCGGGACTGTTACACCATTTGTATATAACATACACAAATGTTCCAGATCCGTACAACTCAATGTCATCAAGTAGTTCCCGGCAGGAGGACTGATATGATCTCCAGCTACTTTCTGTGCGAGTAACCCTTCGTCGCTTAAGTCCGGGTATTGATTTTCGTGATACATTTATTAATTGTTTCCTTCCAATATATTGCCGTCCTGTTGGGCCAAAGATTGCGTAGATGAATCCAAAGGCGTTGTCTGGTCGTTCACTGAGGGCAATCCAGTGTCCGTAGTCGTTTTCCATGATAGTTTTTCTTGTAGTTCTTGATAGGTTAGTGACCTGAAGTCTTCGCCAGACTCCCTGATGTAAATAAGGTTAGCTGTTTTAGTAAATTCAGACTCCCAATTATTACCTGTTTTTGTTTTATAAGTGTTGACTACTGTATTAAACAATAAATTGCTTGGGATATCACTGAGAATTTTTTCAGCTGTTTTAGGGCCAAGACCTTTAATACCTTGAATGTTGTCTGTAGGGTCACCCATCAAGATTTGTTTCATTAGGAACCAGTAACCTTGAGCAGGGTCTACATAGTAGAATTCTTGTTTACGAAAGTTATAGTGCCATCCTGGGAGTGCATCTAAGTCTTTGTCGATATGGCATACAATAGCAGACTTGTTTTCTTGTTGTGCAAGCTTAAAAGCTACACCACAATAGTCGTCTGCTTCGGCATTGTCTGCCTCGATACAAAACTCAGTTGCATAACTGTAAAGTTTTTCAAGTCGATCTTTAACTTCTGGTTCAAGAGTATCTTTACGATTACCTTTGTAGTCAGAAGCTACAGTATATCTAAAATTGTTTTTACCTTTGATAAACACAGCACCGCTTAAAGCACCTGTATTAGACATAATTTCAGATAGCTTATCATCAAAAGCTTTTTTACACAGGGCAGGTGATGGTTGGTAGTGAGCTATTTGATACAGAATAGAGTCTGCATCTATGATAGCTACTTCGAATTCATTTTCATTCATTTAGTGAACCTCGGCATACGTTTTTCCTATATGAGCGTCACCACCCATGCAATTAATATCAAACCATTTAGGTGCTTCAGTGAAAGCTTCAATAGCTATTTGAGCCGCTTGTTCTGCATCTTCATCTTTAACTACTACAGCAAACTCATCATGGTAATGTAGTGTGAAATAGTAATTAATACCGAGACTATTCAGCTTATCTCTCATATATACGATCGCTGCTTTACAAGTAACACCTTCAGCTGTTTGTAGTAGGTAGTTTAATACTTGATGTTGAGAGTTTACAAACACCATACGACCATCAACGCCTCTAATAAAAGCTTTATCTTTACCAAAGGCATTAGATGTGTTATCAAATAAGTTTGATAGTTTATCTTTTAATTCTTTTAATCCGGGAATAGATGTTTCAAATAGTGCTGCAGACTCTTTACCTACTTTTGTATCAGATTTACCTGTTAAGATTGTACCCAACTTGCTAGGGCCAGCCCCAAAAAGGTAAGCATATAGCCAAGGTTTTGCAGTCCTACGCGGACATGAATAAACTCTTGACAAGATATCAGCATTCTTTTGATGTATGTCACCATTAATTACCTCATTAGTAAAATTATCGTCACCAATGTAATGGCATAGGCCACGCATTTGGTTGCCAGATGAGTCGGCTCCAACAATAGATGTTCCATCTTCACAGATAAGAAGTCCTCGCATTTCTTTGCCGTAAACCGAATCAACGCTAGGCAGATTAGCAACAAGCTCATGACGGCAACGAAAGGTAGGAGTCCCAATAGTCCACATCCGACCATGAAGACGGTTATCTTTTGATTCTTTAACTGCATCAATCCATCCTTCTAAAATACCTTTACGGCTTCTTATAGTATAATATTCTGACACTAGCATAGCATCAGCACCTAATTTTGCAAGAGAAGACTCTGTAATTTTAGGTGACTTATTAACAAACTTACCATTAATTTTTTCTACATTCCACTCATCAGGCACCCATCCTAGAGAGTACAACCAGTCCTTTACGACTTCGATTGATCCAACTTTTCCTTGTTCAAAGCTGATTCGAGAGTATGGGCCTTCAATAGGTCTTGTAGTTCTTCCCGACTCTTGTGGTAGATTAAAGTGCTTGACAGTGGCAACTGTGTAGCAGCCATCTTTTCTCCATGCTGGTTCTTTGTATCCATCTTTACCATCCGTTTTAATACAACGCATACCGATACGAGGCTCAAGAACTTGTTCTATAGCGTCTAGTTTGTTGTTGATCTCTGTGAGAAGTGTTTGAGCAGCAGCCATATCGAATAGCCAACCTTTATTACGGATGTCTGATTCGATTTTAGCAAATTCCATTTCAACTTCAATACCTTTTTTATAAGTAGGGAATCTGGTAATGATTTTATTTGCTTCTGTTACTAAGTGCTTATATACTTTTACGTTTAATTCTACGTCTCGGATACAGTATGTAAGCATTTCATCTGAGTATTCATCAAACTTATCGAATGGTAATTTAGGTAAGTTAAATTTACTACCCCAACCTTCAAGACCATGTTTGTGGTCTCTCTTATATTGGTTAAGTAAAGATAATATCCATGTGTCTATTACTCTTTGATGAGGTAAAGGTTCCCATCCTGTAAGATGTTTAAGTACTACATTGTCATAACCAATAATATTGTGGCCTATGATTACGTCTGCTTTACTTAACTCTTTTAAACCTTCGTGGATATGAGGGTCATTAGGGTTACCTGACTTGCTTACATAGCTTTTTACTTTATTAGTATCAGCATTAGTTAGTACTAACATCCAGATTTTATCTACGGTAGGCATAAAACCATTTGTCTCAATGTCGTACACATACCGTAGTTTACTCATAAGTCAGATCCATACATTGAGCTGTAGGGAGCTTCCAGTAGTCGAGCTTCCATTTCAGCAGGGTCAAAGAAATATGATTCACGTTCATCTTTTTTATTAAAATTTAGGTTACGTACACTTATGCCTTTTCTGTTGCAGATATCTTGGCAAGCATGTACAATTTCATGACACAGTATGTTAACGAATTTATCTAATGTATATAAATTAAGTTCCCAGTCATTTAAGATAGGGTCTCTTAACTGAATTAAGATACGAGTGTCGCCATTAGGCTCTTCATAGTAGTGGGTTACTCCTTGGCTTCCATCTGTTTCAGGATACTCAATAAGGCAAATGAATACATCAAACTTTCCTTTGCCAATTGGTGCATTGAATCGTTCACTGTAGTCAAGCAAGCAATCAAAGAATAATTTTTTAATTGCTTTTGCTTCGTTTGGTATACAAGTTACATGTACTTTGATGTTGCTTGGTATAGATTTTTTAGTTGTCATTATAGTAGTCCTGTTTTCTTTAAATATTCTAGATCAACTAAACTTACATGATTTTCTTGTTCATTTACAAATACATTGTTTTCTTTAAGGAATTTAATTCCCTCTATACATTTGTAAGTATCTTTATATACCAACCTAATAATGCCAGCGCTAAAAATAAGTTTAGCACACTCAACACAAGGAGAGAGTGTACAGTACATAGTAGCGTTTTCAGTAGAGAGGTTTGATCGGGCTACTTTAGCAATTGCTTGAGCCTCTGCATGAAGTACAGTATATTTTTGTGTGTCATTGTTTGTCTTTCTAGGTGTTCCATTATAAGAGAATGATATGATATTATCATTCTTTACAATTAAAGCACCAACCTTCTTATCTTCTGCGTAAGATTGTTGAGCAATGACTTCACATAGCTGTAGATAGAAGTTATCCCAATCTTTACTGGTCTTCATTGTAGTCACTTTCTAGGCAACCTACTTCAATTAGTAAGTTACCAAGCTTTTTCTCTTGTTCAAGTGACTCAGGTTTTGGTAGCACTAAAGTAATTTGTATTGTTTCGGGGTTGCTGACATCGAGTAGCATGGTAGTTCTTTCGTTAGTTTCTATTAGGCACCGGCTATTTTTAGAGCTTCATCAAAAGCATCACATAGCTCTTTGTCTAACCATTCATCGAATTCTTTAAGAGACATTTTACCTTCTACAATTAGGTAGTATACTGTAGTATAATCTAACATTAGAAATCCTTATCACACATATGAAACATTACTAAGATATTCTTAACTTCGGATGGTAATTCCCATACACCATCATAGTCTTCTAGTTGAAAATCTTTATCAAACCATAGACCACCTCCACAGTTATCACCTAAATAATCATGTTCAAACCAACCATACTTTTCTTTACTATCAATAGCAACAGTAAAATTTTGAGTACCTAATCTGATATTCCAATTGTATTTTTTAGCCATATTAATCTTTCCTGAGATTGTTGTTCATGTTAAAATACATATGAGACATTCTTGTTTTAAGTTGTAGTAGTAATATTGTTTCTAGCTCAAGCATTTCTTGATCACTACCATAAGCTAGGATTGTTCGGATGAATCGTGAAGGACACTCATTGTATTCTGCAAGGAACGTTTCACTGCTACAGACATATCCGTCATCAGCTGATCCTTTGTGCTTTCCGAGATACTTTCGGTCTGTGTCTTTACATAGCCAAAGATACACAAAAGACTCACCGCTGTTGCTGTAGGCGTTAGATTCGGCAGGGACTTCGACATTGTATACTCCGTTGATATGTTCTTGCCAGATTTCTTTTACATAAGCAACCATAGGTTTACCTTTAGGTGCTCGCCACATTACAATAAAAGAAGGTTGTCCTTCGTTAGCGCACAAGTGTTCATAGACCCATTTGTTATGCAGTCCATTGAACTCTTGATCTTTAACTTTTATTTTTACCATTGACTTACCAGAGTCAGAGGTATATGCTTCAACTTCATCTACAATACACTCGTAGATATCAAAGTATTTTTCTGAACCTGCTACCCAACGCTTAATTGTTTTTATTAGATTCATTTTTATTAAACTCATCTATCATTGTGTTATATAGTACATACAATGCTGTTGTTACTGCTGCTGGATTATTTGTACCATTAGCTATTTTGAGTCCATATTCGAAAGCTTCGGTAACAGAGTCTTTTGTGGCAAACAAGTTTATCTTTTTAAGTTTGGTCATTGTTGGTATATACACGAATGTATTTAGTGTTTAGGGTTTCAAAAGTACCTTGTGGGTCAGGGAACACTTTTATTTCAGATGTTCTTACATTGTAACATACCCCTAATTTAGGATGATTTAATGTTTTGTTAAGATGAGCTACAAAGCAGATATTATCATTGTTATCGTAACGAGGGTGTTCACTGATTATAATAGATCCAGTGTAGTGTACTTCAGGTTTCATTCTGTTTAATCCAGTATAGAGGTTTAGACAGTGGTGGGTTGGTATAGCTAAAATCACGATCATCTTTTAGACTACCTTGATGTTCACAGTCCATTAAGATAGCGCAGGATGCCATGATGTGCGCTAAGTGATGCACTTTACTGTCATCAGCGAAGTCTTCACCGTCATACCACTGAGCTAGGTGACGTTGCATTGCATCATAGAATACTGAAGATGTTGCTCCTGTTTGACGCCAGTTGAATCGGCCATACTTATTTGCGCCATCAGACATTGCAGCACCTAAAGCGAATAGTGCTACTGGTGGTACATCAGAGATACGGGGCTTGTTTATTGCTGCTAATGTTTTAAGATTAGAGTCTACTGGTGTGTTATTATCTTCTTCATCTTTCCACATTTGTATTGTAGTCTCTGTTTCTTCATCAATCATCCTATTTACTGCGCGACCCATAGTGTCTCTCCAGAATAAGTTTCGTGTTTGTGTATCGTAGAAGTCGTCAGTAGCCATCAGTATACATCTCCGTTTAGTTTGATTTTATCATCTTCGTAAGGGGCGGCATATCGGCGATAGAACTCTAGTTTAGCTCCTTCTAATGCGCCTATAACATCATTAATATGTTGATAGTTTTTATCTTTCTTTTTCATATACTGAATACATAGCATTGTGATTTGGTAGTTTAAGTCTCCCGGTTCTGTGGCATATCTTGCAGGGTTTTCATTTACTAGTAAACGGTCATCAGGGTGAATGTATGGCATATATTTAGTTGTTACGGAAAGAAGTGAAGTACCATAGAAGGTACACTAAGGCGATGATTAATAGTGCTGTCATTATAAGTAGGATGAGGTGATAGTGTCACAGGCTTTTACAACATCTGAGCGCCATTCAGTGACTAATGACTCAAAGAATGGATGGATTTTAGAGGCATCAGCTTTGAATGCTACAACAGGCTTACGTAGAACGTATGATGCATAGAATACTTCCATAGCTGTACCGTGTTTAGCTACTTGTGGGTTATCTAGGTTAGCTAAAACAATATCACATTCTTGAATGTCTCGAAGGTCTAATTCGAAGATACGTTTCATGTATCGAGTTTGAAAGTCATGAACACGGCGACATGGATTAAGTGTTTGTACATCATTACAGTTTAGTATAAACTCTGCTGTTGTACGCCAATTAGCAGCTTCTTCAACAGAGACATGCTCCATAGGGCCAGCTAGATATACAGTTCTTTGTTTAGTCATCTGTACCACCGTAGTATTGCTTAACTAGTTTAAGTGCTTCAATGTGTTGTGTAATTTCTTTTATATCTTTTTCTGCATTTATTTCAAACACATAACCTATGTTTCTTTCTTTGACTACTTCTAGGTCTTTTTCAAAATTTCGTATATCTCTTTTCAGGCTTTGCAGAATAATTTCAACCATATCATCGTCATTAAGCTCAAAGGTATATTTCATTTTAGTTCACTTAGTACTTTTAGTTTGTTTGCAGTATACCACACGCCACCTTGTGACTCTGGCCGTTTATGTTCTGTGTATTGGCTTATCATTACTTTGCACCATACACGATTTTTCTTTGATAGGTGTGGCGCTAAAGGTTCAGCACAGCAGTGCCATCCCGGACGATAAGCATAGCCTTTTGTGGGGTGAGCTTCAGCGTCATACCATACCATAGGTTCAACTCTTTGCTTACGATTAATAAACAAAGGGCCAATTGTACCATCTTTACGCTTACTGAATAGTTTATAGGCTATCATGTTATTAATACTTCAATAGGTCGCTTACTATCAATTTCTATTTCATTAAGAGTATGTTCCCATTTAAGTCCATTTTTGAATGTGATGTATAAAATACCCCATTTGACATAGTACTCATCGATGTCGGATTCAGTATATTTTTCAGGTAATACGATTATATCATGGGAGTCAGCGTAGTAAGTGCAACTTACTGATATAGTGCTCATACAAGTTCCTCATTTAAGAACACTTCAAGGTGTTTATACTTACAAGATAGATAAGCGTCTGCTTCATAGTATGCTTCTTCTATGTTGTTAGCATATACAAAGAAGTTTTTGATGTCGGATATTACGTAGTATTCATTCATGATGCGAGTTTCCATAGACCGATATTACCTACAGCATAACCAAAATAACAGATAGCCATTCCTGTATTACCTTTTATGAATTGTTCAATGCATATGTATAGGTAGATGAACCCTACTAGGGCGATTAGCCATGATGACATTTATTTTTCCAGTTGATTTAGTTTAAGCGACATAGTATTAATTTTCGTTTAACCAAATAGCTTGTGCTTCTGCAACAAGCCCTAAACATTCTTCATGTTTTACAGTATTGCCTTCAAGCAATAGTTTGTACAGAGCAATGAAGGATTCACTGATTTGTTTGTCGGTCATGTTATTCAATTCATTACTCCTATAATCATATTAATACCCATGATTAATTGCTGTTGAGCAGCGGGATTAAGCTGTGACCACGGTACACTATTAGGAAAGTGTTTACGGACAGACTCATAGAACTTTTCTACATCACTCATCATTGTTCATCCATAACGATTAGTGTTTTAGATATTTTTTTATTATCACTGTTTTGTTTGAAACATGCAAACTGTTCACCGTCTTTAGCTACATAAGCTTCAAGATTATTTTTGCTGTAGCATCTGCTGGAGATGTTTGCTTCTTTCATTTCAATATCAAATAGTGTTTTTTCTACACCGATAATGTAGGAGCATACACTTATAAGTACAGTGCAGATTAGGATTATTATATTGTTCATTTTGACTCTTCATGGTGTACGCATCCAAACTTTGGGCCGGTGAGAAAATAGCCTCCTTCTTGGTATGAGTAGTAAAGTCCGTCCGGTTCATCGTTGTAGTAATCATCATTTATCTTTTTGTTATTGCACTCTCTTACAACTTTGTTATAGGGTACTTCTTTGTCAGACCAGTGTTTGCAAGTTTCACAATTTTTCATGGCTTGGCTTTTTAAAATTAAAAAACCTAAACATCTTTAGGATGTTCAGGTTTTTGTTGTTATTTAATTTTGTCTATATCAAAAATCTGATTCTTCATGTTTTGCAGACATAGATAAACCTTCTTCACTGTCAAAGTCAACAAAGTTATCATTCTTTGCTTCGTACTTGATTAGCTTAGTAATCTGGATAGCTGAGAGAGCAGTAGTGATACCTTCTTTGGAGATTTTACCATTGGGTAGTTTGATTTGATAAGGACGCTGCATTACCATGACGTTACCTGTAGAACCATTACCGATAGTTTTTGGGTCTAGAGGGTTTTTGAAGGCATCAACACAGCGAACTTTAGCTGCATCAGTACCGTCAGCTTTGAGAGCTTTCTTTTTGAGAGATACTTTAACTGTACCTGCATCGAAACCATCTTTAACTTTACCGAATGCTTCTAGTTCTTTGGAGCGTTTCTTTGGTGCTTGAATAGTTGCTTCGTACTGTGGTACGCCAAAGGGAGAGACTGGCTCTGCAATTTTAACCCAGTAAATTTGGACATCTTTGATGATAACGTTTGTGGTTTCGTTTGTGTTTGTAGTCATGGTTTTTCCTGTTGATAAGTTTTAAATTTGTAATGAGTCTTATAGTTTGTTTATAAGCTCATTAGTTGGTACCTAATAGATAAAATTTTATTGGTTTTAAGGAGAATTAAAATGAAAATTAAAAAGAATTATGTTAGGGTGGCACATCCTAACTCATTAGCTAACTTGAAGGTTATTACTAGTTCAGAGATGGGAAGAGACTATCAGTTGAGATCAGCTGCGGCTAAGAAGCGTGATACAGCAGCTATTCAGATTATGACTGAGGAGTATAATTGTAGTGCTAATGCAGTTAAGAAAGTGTTATCTCAGGTAGATATTAAAGCAACTGATGTCCTCCGTATGTCTATGATGAACGCTCTTAATCAGGATAATTTTGAAGATGCCGCAAGGTATGCTTCTCAATTAGCTGAATATGAGCAGGCTAAATTAGCTCGTTTGGAACAGACAAACATAACTAAGGTAGAAGATTTGACTGATGATGAGCTTAAAGAGATTCTTAAAAAGGAAGGCTTATAATATAGAATGAACCATAAGGGTTATACTTTGTGGTTCTTTTTATTTTTCAGTGAATTGACTAACTAAGAAAGCTACGAATGAACCGATATAAATACTGAAGAAAGCTATTAATGCTACTTGAGAGTTTCTTTGGTCAAAATTAAATCCTGATAACCAAGCAATAAGGACAGCGAATGCTTGTAGTATCATAAAAGTCAAAATAAATTTAGTAATTTTCATATAAGTTTCTTTTTATTTATATATCACTTTTTATAAACTCTTTTTGTTTGATGGAGTTTTATTACATGGGAATGCTAAAGACAGCATCTCTGCAATTATAACGTCAGCAGGCAGGTGCCTGATGCTAGGACTAAACTCTAGATATTTTCCAACCATTTCTGTTATTTGACCTAGGTTTACTGTACTTGGAGCACAAATCATTTTATCGTAGCTGTCATACACTCCTGCAACATAACCTTTTACAAACCCGTTAGCTACACTGTTTGTTTCTGATTTTTGGAAGCTATCATGCAGGATATTACCTGATATCATGAATGCTTGTGCTGGTAGGGATAGAATTGCAGACAGTATTAAGGCATATTTAATCATTATGTATGATGCACTTTCTTGATATTTGTTTGGAGAATAGCTTGTTGACACACAGGACATGGTTTAGCATAGAGATACTCTTTAGATTTACCTTGTCTGAATACATGTATCGAGTGGGCTTTAGAGATATCTGAGCATTTAATGATAGCATCTATCTCAGCATGTAGATATACTTTCTCAGGCATACCTACAGCTTTAGCACATTTAGCTTGATAAGGGTGAGTCTTTATATAACTGTTTTTACCTATAGACAGTATGTTATTACGTTTGTCTCTTATGATAGCTGTAATGTGTTGTATGTCAGACATGAGCTAGGTCGTGTCTACGGGCAATAATTTTAAGTTCACTTTTCCAGTAACAAGGTTCTGAGTTATCGTGTACGTGTTGTAATTCTTTAAGAAGAAACATACCTTTGTCTATATCATCTTTATTTTTAAATAAAGGATAAGTTAAATTTTTATCTAATCCAAATATACCTTTACCTTCAATAGATTTAGTGTATAGTTCATCTGGAATTAAACAACCTACGGCACACTTGAGGTTTCTGTAACGGTATTTGCAACCACTTACACCTCGTGACTGTTTATTTTGAGTTAGTAAGTGTGACTCTACTTTGGAGAATATTTCTTGTAGTGTGTATGACATGTTAAACTTCTGAAGTTTTTAGGTTGTATTTAGATGCTACTTCATTTAAGCAGACTCTCCAAGAGTCGGTATCTCTACAATCATGGACATCTTGTAAATCAGATAGCATATCTAAAGTTTCCCAATCTTTACCAATAAGCTTTTCTAGTAATGGCTCTGGTAGATTACTTACAGGTATATTTTCTAGAGTGTACTCATAGTCTTCTTCAGAGATTAAACATCCTACAGCACATTTAAGGCCATTGTAGTGGTATTTACACTTATCATTCTCTGTTGATTTCTCTTGTTGTGTTAACAAGTGATTTTCAACAATAGTAAAAGCTTCTTGCATAGAGTATGCCATAACTAAATCCTCTTAGAGTTAGGAGTGAATTGTCTTACATGAATAAGTTTACCATCAAGGAATGTCTTTTGTACTCCTGTTTCAGGATCATAAACTACGCTCTCTTTAGACTTTACACTTGCTTTAACTCTTTTGATTAAGTCATCATAGATACTTTTAGCTGTTGACATCAGATTACTTTCTCTTGGTTAATGTATATAGATAAAAGGATAAAATAGAGTTAATTTCTCTTGATTAATTTCTCTTGATTAAGTTCTCTTGATTATAGTTCTCTTGATTAAGTTCTCTTGATTATAGGTACTTTAATAAATATTCTCTTAATAAATATTATCTATATAATACTCACCGGAGGAGAAAATTTTCTATTAGGTACCGGCTAAAAACGGATCAGCTACGATCGTGAACAAGCTCATGGGCGATCTGTGAAAGCATGTTCCTCAGCATGATAGATTGAGCAGGCTCAAGAGACATTAGTGATGGGATGCTTAAACAGTAGGTAGACATTTCACCGAAGAGACGTGCTTCTTCAGGAGTCTCAAAGGATAGTGTCAGAATGATAGGTGAGACTGGTTTTGAGTAGGATAGTTTCATGATTATTTTGATCTTAGTGTTTTAGATACTTTAGCCATCAGGTCTGAGAGAGTTTTTCTGTCTGAGGTTTCTTCCTCAGTATCTTCTTTGTATACGCATACACTTGGTACAGTCACATTCATAACCATCATGGAGTAGAACAGGTCATACTCTTTGCTTGACTCGAATGTGATGTTTAGTGTGATTGGTGAGTATGTGGCAGTGGTTTTAGATACGATCATATGTGTGTTTTTTTTTTTAGTTGAGGATTTCTGCGGAGATTAGTTTATCGGTGTAGCTGTCGTAAGTGAGTTTTAGATTGTCATCATTGAGTCTTAGTTCGCTTTGAGCTGCAACATCACTACATGATCGCATCTTTGCATATCTGGTGGTTGTTTTGGGTTTAATACGGTATTCAAAGTAAGGCACCCATGTGGGTTCTTTCAGATCAGTCCAATCAGTATTACTTCTTTTATCTCTTAATTGCACAATTTTGGTTGGGTCATTAGCCCATTCCATGATTACGTCGTAGTGAGTATGTTTCATTTAATTTCTTTCTGCTTTGGTAATGATATCCCAAGTGCTTTCGCCTAATTGAGATTCAACTTCATGGCGTGTGTTTAGGTTGCTTTTAATTGCTTTAAGTGCTTCGAGCAACTCTGCATTTATTTCATGCAAGCATTTTTTGAGAGCGATATCTGAGATGTTGTAACCTCCGTAACAGCTGTTAATGATTACTTTCATATTACCCTTTAGTTTAACTTTAACAACACACACAAAAAACACTCCAAATAACACCTTATCGTGGTCATCTCGTTATATCCACTCAAAAATGTCCTCCAGAGAACCCTACCTAGAGACTCTCCTTATACTATAGTTGTTATTAAGAGAGCCTCTAGGTGACAACGTTTACATATAAGTAATACCTAGGCTATCCTTTTCACTTGTTACAGCCCTTAGAGTATGTTTTGATAGTAATGCTGGCTTAGGTGCCTTACATTGGATGTTCTCCAAGGCACTAACCAGCTCATTATAGCTATCTCTGATCTCTTTTGCTGCTACAAGGCGTACTGCCAGTGAATGTTTATCATCAGCCTCCATAATCATGCAATAGATTAGTTCTTTGATGATAGTTGCTACTTCATTTGCTTTGTCGTTTGTCATCATACCTCCACAAATTGGTCATAGATTGCTGTATACTCGATAGCTGCTCCGGGAAGCTCTACTGTTGTTGTCATGTTTGTCAGAATTTCCAGTGTTTCTGCTGTTGCAAACATAACTTGGTTACCAAGGATGTCTCTGCTGTAGACAAATCCACAGGCAAACTCTTCTAAGGCATCTTCCATGTCTTTGTACTCATGTAAACCGAACATAGAAGGCACCATTGGGCTGAGAAGAAGGTATTTAGGCATAGTTTTCTCTTGTTAGTTGAGGTTTTCTTGGTACTTACCCCAAGTGGTCTCTCTGTATACCTGAGAAAGGTGATTAATTATGCCTGATCGAGAACAGTATAGAACCAGACATTAGGATCGTTAGCACCAGCTGCAACAAAGCATACCTTAGTACCATTATCGTAGGCACTCTGCAGTTGTTTAGTCAATGCTACAACCATTTTCTGATCAGTCAACCTATCAATACGGCACTGGCGCATACGCATGTCAGAGCCTGTAGCTTGGATACTACGAGTATTCTCATTGAAGTTTAATTCAACGATAGTTACAGGCAAACTCTTACGATCTTCTCCGAATGGATTGTTAGTAGAGAATGCAACATCAGCCTTGACAGCGACTTTAAACGAAGGTGTGAATTTTGCCATGATATCTCCTTGATAATAGCAAGCGTAACAAAAGTGTTACCACAAAGACCCATGATTTAACATAGGTCTTTTAGGTACTGCTTTAGCGGTACTTAGTCATAATCACTACTTCGAATACTTTAGGATCATACACAGGTAATACTGTAGACAATGATGTCTTAAGGATTAATGAACCAGTAGAGCGTAGATAGATATAGTACATGATTAGCCTTTCTTATCAAGGTCAACAATCTCAGATGCCTCATCAACTAAGACAAACAACTGAGCACAGAAGATCATACCAACAAGGATAGTAGCAGCAAAGTGTAAGTAACCACCACTACCTTGTTCATGTATCTCTAACAACCACATACCTGTCTGGTACAGAAGTAATGCAACAACAATATGAAAGACCTTAGACATAGTAATCTCCTTGAGTTATGTCACAACAGAGCAAAGACGCTCTCGGAAGACCCTGAAGAAGAGTCAACCGGGAAAGCCCTTAGAAGGAAGAAGACAGACCACAAGCTAATGCAACTAAGAAGAAACAAATAGATGCAGCAGCAGGAACTAAAGCAAGTGTACCGGAAACAAGACCAACAACACACACTAACAAACCAATGCAAGATGTAAAGAGAATAATAGTACCAACAAAAGGAAGGGAAGAGAACACAGCAGACTCCAAGCAGCGCAGACAAAGAAAGGACGAAGCAGCAGCGCCACGCAGCAACGACCAGAGGGAAAGAGGGGGGAACTCTGCACAGAGGCAAGCGAACCCAAACAAACACCCTGATTCTTTCACACACAAAGACACACATACCCACATAAAACTACAGGGGGTAACCTCTCTAAACTTTCCAAAAACACTTTCCCAAAAAATAGCACCACTATAATCTATATTAAAAAGTAATCTAAAGTATACATACAGAAATAATATCACGAGAATTAGCCGGTTCCTAATAGATAAAAACCTAAATAACAACGTGTTATATAGGTAACTAAATAACGTGTTATTAAGAGAATAATAACAGCTAAGACACAACAGGATGGAACATACTGTCCCAACACAAATGACAACAATAACAAACAAACAAAAGTTAGAAGCTCTCAGAGAACTTCAAAAGAGGCAAAAGAACTCAGAGTACAAAACTAACTTTGAGTTGTTTGCCAAAGAACAAATTAAGATACTACCTAAAGACTCTTCTCAAGGATTCAAGCCTTTTGAGTTTAATGAGGCACAGTCTATTGTTAATGAGGCTATTGAGAAACAACTAAAAGAAACAGGTAAAGTAAGAGCTATTGTTTTGAAAGCTCGTCAGATGGGCCTCTCAACATACACCACAGCCAGAGTATTCTGGAAGTCATACTACAACGCTTATAACAAGTCTGTTGTTATGGCTCATGATGCAGCCACCTCTGATGCTTTGTTCTCAATGAGTAGAAATACTATTGACAACATGACAGAGAGTTTCAGACCTAAGTTTAAGAAGTCTAATGCCAAAGAGATTATGTTTGAGCATAATGATTCAGGGTACCGGCTATACACTGCTGGTGCTCCAGAGGCTGGTAGGGGAACCACTCCTACTATTGCTCACTTGTCTGAGGTTGCATTCTGGACTCATGATGAAAAAATTTTAGCAGGTTTATTTCAGGGTATCTCTCAGGCTGATGGTACTGAGGTTATTCTTGAGAGTACTGCTAATGGTGTGGGGAATGCTTTTCATAGGCTATGGACAGGGGCTGTTAAAGGAGAAAATGAGTATATTGCTATTTTCGTACCTTGGTTCTTAATGAATGAGTATCGAAGGAAAATACCTTTAAACACTACTTTTGAGAGGTTTCCAGAAGAAGAGATACTTGTAACTAGGTTTAACTTAGATAACGAACAACTGTACTGGAGAAGGCTTAAGATTGCTGAGGGTGGCCCAGATAAGTTCAGACAAGAGTACCCCTCAACACCTGAAGAAGCTTTTATTATTTCTGGATCCAATGTATTTAACTTGGAAAAATTAAGTCAATTAGTTCCCCAACCGATACTGGCTAAAAGAGAGTTTAACTTTGAGTCATCTATGATGGAGGATGCTCCAAGGGGTTCTATTGAAATATTTAAGTATCCTACCTTTGAAGACTCTTTTGTTATAGGTGCTGACGTAGCTTTAGGAGTAGGTAAAGACTATTCTGCTGCAGTAGTTATGAATGCTAAAAGAGAAGTATGTGCTGTATACAGAAATAACACTATTGATCCTTCTCAGTTTGGTGACTTATTGTTTTACCTTGGAAGGTACTACAATAATGCTTTGTTAGCAGTAGAGTCAAACTCTATGGGTATAGCTACACTAAACAGGCTCACCCAGATGAAGTACGTTAATATGTACTATCAGACTAAAATGGCTAATGTGTCCAAAGAAGAAGGTAACAGGATAGGATGGAGAACAACATCAGCTTCTAAACCTGCTATTATTGGTTTTCTTAAGAATGCTATTGAGCAGGATGATATTTGGATACCATCAAGGATAGTTATTGGGGAACTAATGAACTATACTGCGGATGACTCAGGAAAAACAAATGCTATCGTAGGTCATAATGATGACACTGTTATTGCTTTGGCTATATCTCTGGAAGTAGTAAGAACGCATGGTGACAGACTAACAACAACAAATGTATCTTTTGCACAGAAACAAGGTTCATTCCAACAAGTAGAAAGTACTTGGCTTTAAGATAGGGAGATATTAAATGGCTACTAAACCAGGATTGTATGATAATATTCATGCTAAGAGAAAACGGATTGCTGAAGGCTCCGGAGAAAAAATGAGAAAGCCGGGAACTAAGGGTGCTCCAACTAATGCTGCATTTAAAGACTCCGCTAAGACCGCCAAAAAGAAATAATTTAAAATAAAGGAATTTATATGCCACAAATCAGACTTGGTTCAACTTACAAGAGTGAGCCTTACAACTTATCAGCTTTAGCTTCAACAGGTGTTCCTGTTGTTATCCCCTCCAGTGGTACTATTGCCACTGCCGGTACTGTTACTTTAACTACTGCTCTTCCAACTACTTACTCTGGTGGTGCTTGGATGTATTTCCCAGCTACTGCCTTTGCTGGCACTGTTGCTGCTGGTTTATTCTGGGTAGTAATGAGTTCAACTACAGCTGGTACTGTTTATCAAACTAGCGTTGTTCCTGCTTCACCTTTTGAGGCTTTTGTTCCTACTGAAACCCTTGTTGCTGTAACGGGTAGTAACTCAGCTTACACACAGACTACTGCTTCTGACTTAGTTATGTTGCGTACTACTGTTCCCGGCGGTTTGATGGGCGTTTCTGGTGAAGTACACTACAATCTTTTGTTTACTACTAATGCAACAGCTAATACTAAGACAGTTAAAGTTACTTTTGGTGGAACAGATATTCACTCCGCTAGTTTGTCTAGCAACACTTCAACTATTATTGATAAAGAGATCACTAATCGTGGCGTAGCTAATCGTCAGATTGCCAATCCTTTGGCTGCTTTAGGTCATGGCTCACAATCTACTGCATCTTTGTATCCAACTGTTGATACTAATAGTGACTTTGATATTGTTGTTACTAACAACTTAGGTACTGCTACTGACTTTGTTGTCATGGAGTATGCACACGTTGTTGTTATTGAAGGTTAATACACAGTGGCTGACAAAGACCCCAGACTAGAACGAGCTGGTGTCTCTGGTTTTAATAAACCTAAAAAGACACCCAGCCACCCTACTAAGAGTCATATTGTTGTTGCCAAGAGTGGAGGCACTATCAAGACTATCCGCTTTGGTCAACAAGGCACTGAGGGTAGTCCTGATGGTTCACAACGCAGTGATGCTTTTAAAGCAAGAATGGCAAAAGACATTGCTCGTGGCCCATTATCAGCGGCATATTGGGCTAATAAAGTAAAGTGGTAATATGACAGTATTTTATAATGATAAAAAAGAGACACAGGATATGAAGAAGTTTATTAAGCCTCTTACTCCTGTTAAACAAGTAAATCCAAAAGAAAAGATTGGGGATAAAAGCGGTCGTACGCTACCCATCAGAGGACAATAATTAGTCCCTTGTGTCTTAACTCGGGGCGACTGGCGGGTGGACGACCAGAAGATATACAAATAAATAGGAGCTATATATGTCGCAAATTATTGCAAAAAAAGGTGCAACCACTACTCTCACCTGTACAAAAAGAAACAGTGAGACTGGTGCGGCAGAGAGTGTAGCTTCTATAACAATTACTGCTAAACTTCGTGATGATAAGTTTAATAACTTAGCCACGTTAACAGTAACAAAACCAGGAGGTACTGGAGTATTCACTATACAAATTAATCCTGCAGACATTGCAAGTTTACCTCCCTCAACTTTTTATTTATACATCAAGTATGATTATGGGACTGCTTCCGACATTCTTGATCCTGTTCCAGTAAATATTATTCAAACAGGAGAATAAAAATGTCTCAAACAATTGTTGAAGTAAACAGTATTAGCGCCACAGATGTTCTTGTTAATAACAACACAACAACTCAAGTATCTTTCAGCGCAAACTACAATACTTTAATTGAAGCAAATGATGCTTCAAAAACAATTGTAGAGGTAGGCGCTACAGGATCAGTAGACATTTCTGTTAATACAAACTCATTAACACAAGTATTGTCTACCAAAAATTATGATACATTAATCCAGACAGGCGCTATAGGTCTTCCCGGCCCTACAGGGGCTACCGGAGCCACAGGCCCACAGGGAGCCACAGGAGCTACTGGCCTTACAGGGGCTACCGGAGCAACAGGCGCTAAAGGCGATACAGGCGCTCAGGGTATACAAGGTATTCAAGGTGTTAAAGGTGATACCGGAGCCACAGGCCCACAGGGTAACTCCGTTACAGGCCCACAAGGGCCACAAGGAAATACAGGGCCAACTGGTCCACAAGGAGCTACTGGTACTGCAGCCACTATTACAGTTAATAGCACTACAACGGGTGCTGCTGGAACGTCTGCCTCTGTTACTAATATTGGAACATCTTCCACAGCAATCCTCAACTTTGTTATTCCTCAAGGAGCCACTGGCCCTCAAGGTATTCAAGGTGCTACAGGCCCACAAGGTTCTACAGGCCCTAAAGGAGATATTGGAGCTACAGGTGCTCAAGGCCCACAAGGGCCAGTAGGCCCACAGGGTAGTATTGGATTTACAGGTGCTCAAGGTATCCAAGGTGAGACTGGTCTTACGGGAGCTACCGGAGCATTAGGCCCAGTTGGACCACAAGGTGCTAAAGGTGATACCGGCGCTACTGGCGCTAAGGGTGATACAGGAGCCGCAGGAGCCACAGGGCCAATTGGTGACACCGGCCCTAAGGGTGATAAAGGTGACACAGGCGAACAAGGCTTACAAGGTATACAAGGGCCAATGGGTCTTACAGGAAACCCAGGAGCTACAGGTGCAACAGGTGCTACGGGTGCTCAGGGGCCAATAGGTAACACAGGCCCTCAAGGACCACAGGGCATTCAGGGTGTTAAGGGTGACACAGGAGACGGCTATGTAGCTCTTGTTTCTCCTACCTTTACTTACACTTCAGGGTTGTTAACCTCTATTGTTTATGCTAGTGGGCAAACAAAAACATTTACTTATACTAGTGGAGTATTAACTCGGTTAGATTATGTTAATAGTGGTGTCACTATAAGAAAAACATTTAACTACACTTCAGGTATTTTAACCTCTATTACACAGGTAACATTATAATATGGCAACCATTAACGTAGCTACAAGCTCAAACCTTTCAGCAGTTACCTATGCTCAGGACGATATTATTAACGTTCAGGATGATGTAACTCTTACTATTAACAGTCAATGGTCTATTAAGCCAAGGTTAATTCAGGCTCTTGGTACAGGTCGTATTGAGTTTAGCAACACTAGCACTACTACTCCTCATCTGCAAGAGTTCTATCTTCAGCAGGGAACCAACGCTGCTGGCTTTCTTATTCAGCAGAACGGTGTATTACAGACTCGTGGCGGCTGGATAACTGTAGGAACTTCTACAGGTACAAACAACCAAGTATTGTTTACTTCAAACAGCATTGGCGGCGTAAACATTGACTACCCAACGATGATTCAAGTTGAGACTGGTAGCGGTACAAACGTATGGGAAATCTGGAACGCTATCCCTGAAGATGTTACTGGGGGTACAGTTAATACATTTGGTTTTAATGGTGTTAACACTACTGTAGGAACTGTAGCAGTAGGCGCTGGTGGTGTAGTAACAGGAACTGGTACTAACTTTATAACCGCAAACGTTGGACAACCTTTTAAGCTTCCCGGTATTGCTCGTGACTTTGTTGTAGCTTTATTTACCTCTACTACGTCTATCACTATTCAAGAGCTTGATGGTTCAACTTATACAGGTGGTGTGGTTGCGGCAGGTACTTCATATATTATTCGTAACGGCTCGTTAATTAATCCAGCGCAAGTTGGTAGTAGCGAAGTTGGTAAAGTGTTATTCTTTAACCCACTGACTACTGCAGTGCGAATGGGTGATGGTACTAATGGAACAAAGATTCCTACGGGCGCTCGTGTTCGTATCCCTAACATTCATTTTAACTCTGCTCTACAACAGACTACTTTAGCAACTGCTATCACAGGTACAGGCGCACAAGCCTTTACTTTAGCAACAGCTATTGGCTCAGCTTCTGTCGGTACATATAATGCCGCTACTGCACAAGGAACATTTCTTTTAGTTAGCGGTTCTACAGTAGAAAGAATCTTTTATTCAACCCGTACAGGCGCAGTTGTAAGCGCAACAGGTATGGTTAGAGGTGCTCATGGTACTATAGCCCAAGCATCCTTTCCGATTGGCACAACTGTTTATTGGATACCAACTTCCAATACAACCAACAACGCATCTATTAACCTTAGCCCATCTGGTACTGCTGATATACAGATTTGTTCGTTAGGTCTGCGTATGATTACTGGTTTTAGTGCGTTTGCATCTTTAACAGCTAAAGACGTTGGATATGCGTATAACTTTAACGCTGGTAACTGTGCTGGAAATTTTGAGCTTGATTCGATTAGTGGCTTAGGAATTGGATATCAAAACCCCCTTACAAACGGTGGTATTACAGCTCAGTTTTCTGCGCTATTAGGTATTGGCAGCATTAAAAACGTAAGCGTCAGCAATAACATGCCCGGAGGAGCTAACTCCTACTCGAACATTGCCGTTGGTAACGTACAAGGTTTAACCGCTATGAGCAATTTGCGCTCTAGACATTGGGGTCGCTCAACATCTGCAGGTGGTACAAACTTATTGGGTGTTGGTTTTACAACCGTAAAATCTACAACACCTGTCACTGGCGTTTATGCGGCAGGAAGTGGTATTCGTTGGAACGCACTTGACAACATGGATACAGCAGAGATTTATGTAAGCTCATTACCTAATGCAAACACTTGTAGTTCAACCGACACTTTTATTCCAATTAATGCGGTTGGTATAACAGACAGCACCATTAGAGGAATGCAACTTTGGGGCGGTGGAACTGCTCATCGTACATCACTTATATCTATTGACTCAGGTAGTGCAGACGTTGTGTTTCACAATAAGGGATACCCTGCATTTAACGGTGGACTACAGTTAAACTCAATTATTTCTGACCTTGGTCTAGATACTATTGTTGCTCACATTAGTGTTTCTAACCCACGTATTACTACTTTTGCAAGTGTGTTGCCGAATACTATGGCGTTTAACCGTGGTGGATTTCATCGGATGCTGTTGATTGATTCAATTACAGCTACTACTACTGGTTCAGGTGCTAACGCAAAAGGTGGTTTAGGTCTTGATGTAATTGCTGGACCACATCGTGCTTTTAGAACCGTTGCATCAGAATCAATTATTCCAAACTTAGCAGACGTACAACCCATCGTTGTTATGTCTAACTTGGCTAAGACTGTTGGCTCTGTTTATGTTGGCGCATTTTCATCTGAGAGTGCTTTTGATATGTACGATTTTACTGGTGGTACGTACTTAGATAACTTGGGTCGTATCTACTACCCTGCTATCGGTGATTCAGTAATAATTAAGTCTGTATTTCCATTACGAGGCATCACTAACTTTACTGGTACAACATTCGACTTTAACTACAACCTTGTTGATGGTAACAATCCTGTTCCAGCGGGTACAACGTTTGAATTTAGAATGACTAACTGGGGTACTGCTAACACAGGCGCATGGACAGTATTTACAAACAACGCAAGCCTTGAAACAGCTCGTGCTGCTTTAACTGGCTACAGCTCAAGCGTTGGCATTGACTTGCAATTTAGAGTTACGGGTACAACAGCGGTAGCTGGACGCTTTTTAATGAGCATTAAACTACCCGTTACTATTGATGCAGCTTACAACCCTTCTGTGTTTACTACAAACATTGGTTTTAATGGCGCACAAACAGGTACAGTAATTGCTGGTTATTTAAATGCAGACCCAAATAATCCTGCATTGCAGAGCAGTACAACGCTTACAAGCAGTACAGGTTCTGTACCAATGCCTTATAACTACGATGCTGTTCCAGTAGCTTATCGTTTAGTAGCTCGTTATCCCGGCTGGACATTCAGTAGTTTAACAGGTACTTACACCAAGGTACCACTTAGCATTCCAATTACACAAAACCAAGTAGTTGATGCTAATCTTAACCCAATCTATGTTTCAGGTGTAACTGGCGTAGCCGTAGATCACGTTGCTCAAACTATTACTGTAAGCCAAAGTCGTTCAGCCGCACAGATTTGGTCAGCAGTACAAGATAACCTTAGCTTGGTTGCAAACCTAACTAAAGCCGACCCGTTTGTTACAACCAACGGAGCAGTTTTTGACAGCAGCTATACGCTTGTTGTTACAGGCGGCATTACAGCAGGTAACATTGATTCAAACATAACTTTAAGTGGTACGCTCTCAAGCGGTGTAATTATTGTTGGTAACGTAGCACAAGCAACCCCAACTAATTTGACTGGTGTTTCTATTGCTGGTAATTTGACTTACAACACAGCTTCATCGCCTACTGTAACTTTAACAAATACAAACATTAGCGGAACGGTTAGCAACTCAGGCGCAGGTACAGTCACTATCAGTACAAGCGGCACAACAATTGGCACAGTCGGCACTCGGGTTGTTACTCGTCCTGTTACAGCCTTGACGTTGAATGGCTTAACAGCTGGCTCACAATTATATATAGCTAACGGTTCAGGTACACAGATCGCTTATGTTGCTTCTAGTGGAACCAGTTATACACTAGACACTACAGGTCAGACGGGTTTATGGACTTGGAAGGTAGCTCGGTATGGATATACATCACAAACAGGCACTCACTCACCAGCTGTTGCTAGTACAACAGTTACAGTAACTTTATCTATTGATGTGTTTGTTACTCAAATTACAAAAGCTACTGTAGCCGCTTATGAGTATTTACCTAACATGGATACGCTGTACGACTATTCAGCATATTATGAGACAACTAACGCAGGTATGCCTTACCCAAGGATTATCACTAAGGCAGGTACCAATGCTTCAGCTGGCTCATATCCTGTAGAGTTAAATGATACAGGTGATGTGTTTGTCTTTGATGGTTCATCATTATCAATTTGGGTTGGAGACAGCCTTGTAGCTGGAACTACGATTACTGGTGCTTTGTTTAGTATAGGTAATGTAACAATACTACCGTCTAACTTTAGTAATACAGCTATTACAGCTAATGTGATTCAGCCTATTCCATTGGACTTATCTGGTATGACTATTACAGGTAACTTAAGTTACAACAATAGTGATCCTTATGAATATACTGCAACCATTACTAACAGTATTATTACAGGTACAATTAGTAATATTGGAACTGCTCAAGTTAAAGTAATTAAAGCTGGTACTTCACCATTCTTTACGGCTGGTACTAGAGTACGTGTTGTAGGTATAGCTACCTTTAGAACATCTAATAACCTCGCTTTGTCTACTTATGTTACTAAAAACGGTGGTGTAGACCTAGGTTGGGTAGTACAAAATACTGCCAGAACTGTAGAAGTTTCAGCAGGAGATACGTTTGCAGTGTATGCTGTAGCGTATGGATATCAACGGAAGCTGTATTATCCTGTAGCTTCAGACTTTAATACATTTACCACAACATTAATTCCAGAGACTAACGTAGATACAACACTAGGTACTACTAACAGGAACTATATTGCAACACAGATAAGTACAGCCCTTGTTGGTCAAGAGCTTGCAGTGTCAGTAGGTGCGGACTTACGTAGCTATTCCCCTGCAGAAGTCTTGAATGGACTACACTACTATACAGTTGTGTATGGTTCATTACCAGCACAGGTCTCAATTGTTGCTGGAAGTACTGAAGGTTTTAGTATTAGGCAGGGTGGTATCTATATCACATCTCCTGTATTTTATGCTAAAGTAAATGAGGCAATAACTTCTACAAACGAGTTAGGTATTTTAATTCCGTTATACTTCCAAGTAGACCCTGCTGTTTATATTATTAACCCGGCGTATACACCAACAAAAAGAAATGCTTCAGCTATTGTGCTTCAGACAGCTCCTTGGACACAGCAAACAGCTGTTATCAGTGAGCCAGATAAAGCGAGTATCCGTAGTGGTTTAGCTTTAGAAGCTACTGTAAATACAGTAAAGAGTAATACAAATCTAATTCCAGGATTGTTTTAAAACATAACAAGGATTAAATTAAAATGGAGTATAAACCAGACTTATGGGTTGTAGTTAAGTTCAATGAAGGGACTGATAATAAAGTCTATTACAAAGTTCTAGCTTCATGGCGTGGTGGCTATCTTGACAGTGACGCATGGCGTATGAACTCAGGTATTGTTAGGGCTGAAGAAGAAGGTGACTATATCTTGTTCCACGGTAAAAGCGGTTCTGTGTATTACTGCCTTAAAAAGAGCTATGGTGCTTCGCCTTATGTAGTCGGCGTTCTGGGGCAAATGAGAGAAAAACAACCAGAGCTTAATATGACAGTAATGCCATTTAATACAAGCTTCTTAGAGCTAGACTACGAGTGATTTAAGTGTCACAAACTTAATCCCCGGATTATTTTAACTTAGGTCATTGTGACCTTGATTGATAGATTGAAACCCAAGAAAGGTTACAATGGCTAATAATACAGTAATGCCTGTTAGATTTACAGATAAGTATAAAGATCCAGTAGGGGATAATGAACTCCTTGCTATGATTGAGCAGGGTGTAATGAACTCTGTTGGTGACTTTTTAAATAGTAGTGACTTAGCTCGTGAACGACAAAAGGCAACTTTTGAATACGGCATGATGCCGCAGTTTCACTTAGCTCCTCAAGGTGTGTCTCAAATTGTATCTTCGGATACAGTAGAGGCTATCGAGGGATATACAGCTATCTTAGCTGAACTAATGTTCAACAACAATAAGATAGCTAGGTTTATTCCGGCTGGTAATTCTCCTAAAGACTTTCATGAGGCTAAAGTAGCTTCAGACTTAGTTAACTATGCTATTTTTAAACAGAATCCTGGATGGGAGATTCTTAACACATGGGTTAAGTCTGCCCTGTTATGGAAGAACAGTATTGTAAGGTGGGAGTTTATTGAAGATTTTGAATATTCGTTTGAAGAGTACGACTCTATTGAACAGATTAATTTAGATACTTTACTAGCTGATCCTGATATTGAAATTATTGGTGAACTCCAGTATGATCAAGAATTAACTACTGATGAGCAAGGTAATGCTGTATACAATATGGTATACAAGAATGTTCGTCTTAAAAAGAAATATAATAAAACACGTATCTTAATAAAGAACGTACCTCCTGAATGTTTTCGTATTACTAGAGATGGCCACACATTAGATGATGCATCATTTGTGGGTATTCAAATTGATATGACTCGTTCTGAGGTTAGAAAGTTTTTCCCTGATATTGCAGAGAATATTGACTGGGACGCAATTGGAGACGGTAGCTATGATTGGGCTACCAAGTACACCGAAGAGCAATCTGCTCGAAAGCGTCTAGTTGGTGAAGAGTACTGGCTAGGGGGAAATTCAAGAGAATTGTTTCCATCAGAAGCTAACAGACAAATTACTGTTATTGAATGTTGGTTACGTGTTGACCGTGATGGCGATGGTATTGCTGAATTAAAACACTTTATTATTGCTGGCGCTACTATTTTATTAGAAGAAGATTGTGAATGCGTTCCATTAGCTACGCTATGCCCCTTTGAAGTTCCTCATGAATTCTTTGGTTTGTCTGTTGCTGATATGGTACGGCCTTCTACTATGGCTTCCACCGCTATTATGCGGGGTTTTGTAGAGAACGTATACTTAACTAACTATTCACCTAAGCTAGCTGACCCCAACATAGTTGACTTTAGTGCTCTTCAAAACATGAAGCCTAAACAGATTATTGCCACAAACGGTAATCCACAGTCTGCTGTTGCTGCTTTAACACCCGACACTATTAGTCAGGGTACTGTACCTCTTCTTGAGTTATTACAAGTTCACAAAGAACAAGCTACAGGTATGGGTAAAGCTGCTCAAGGTTTGAATGATACATTATATGTTTCTGGTAATTCAGAAGCTAAAATGCAACAAGCAATGTCTGCCGCACAAGTACGTATTCAATATATGGCTCGTAGGTTTGCTGAAACTGGTATTAAACGCTTAACTGAAGGTATTTATAAAACTATGCGGACTAAACTCCGTGGTAAAGTTACTAAATACTTTGATCAAAATAACATCTTCAAGCAAGTTGATCCAGGTACTTTACCTGACAATATGCTATTATACATTGATGTTGATGTAGGCGAAAATAGTAACAGCAACATGATTAAGAAGATGACCATGGTTGGTCAACAACTATTACCGGCGCTTCAAGCTGCTGGAGCTGGTGGTGCTGTTAATCCAGAAGCTGCAATTAAGATTGCTTGTAAAACTTTAGAAGCTTTAGACTTAGATCCTTTAGACTATTTAATTGACTATACTGATCCTAATTTTAAAGAGCAAGCTATTCAATCCAGAAAAGATGAAATAGCTTCAACAGAAAAACTAAAAGCTTTAGATGAACAAGCTAAACAACTTAATTTATCACAACAACAAGCTACGTTAGATCTTACTAATATACAAGCTAAGAATGCCATGCAAGATAATACTAAACAACTAATGGTTGCTTTAGATAAGTCTTATCAAGAATGGTCTAAGCTATATATTTCTGCTGCTAAAGAAGGGGTTGAATTACCTCCACGACCAAGCATTACAGAGCTTCTAGCTATTGCTAAACAAGTAATTGACTCCGAAGTACAAATGGATGCAACTCGCCCACAAGGTGGTGCGCCTATGCCTGATGTACAAGGGCCAGCTGCTATGAGTGAACAACCACAAATGTAATTAACACAGCTCTCCCACTCAGAAATGAGGCGGGAGGGTTCTTTATAGAAATAAATAATGGATAAATATCGTAGTGGCTTTGAAAAGAAGATTAAGCCAAAGATGAATCATGAAACAGGTGAATACAAAGTAGAACCTTTTCGTGAAGCGCAAGTAGCTCTTGGTCGTGCAGAGTTTGTTCAACGAGAACGTGAACAATTCTTTGGTGACGCATATAGCGAAATCTTAGCTGACCTTTTTGTTACGTGGTTAAAGACAGAACCTCATTGTTCTAAAGAACGAGAGTATCTGTATCATACTGCTATGGCATTAGGTAGTGTTAAAGAAAAATTAGTTGGTATTGAGACTTACGGTAATAACGTAAAGTTTATAGCTCAACAAAATAAAAATACCCAAGAGGGGTTTGAAGGATAATATGAGTAATTTAGAAAAAGCAAGAGAAGTGCTTGTAAAAGCACAAGAAGAAATCCTACGAGAACTGGTTCAATGTGGATCAAATGGCGGTGTAGGTCGAGCAGCAAACTATGCACCAAACTTTGTTAATATAACAAATGCTATTGAGGCAATAGATCGTATGGTAGCAGCACCTAAAAACGACTTTGCTGAACGTATGATATTAGCCCGAAAAGCTAAAGCTGAAGCCAAACAATAATAGACACAAAGGTAAAATAATTATATGAATTTACAACAACATCTCTCTACCAACACTCCTGCTTCTGAAATCAGTAGCACCAGTTTCGATGACGGATCAAGTAGTAACGACTTGGAAGTAAAAAGTCTTGATGACATTCTAAGGAACAGCCCTGCAGCTAAACTGTTGGGTCTACCCGAATCTCTACCACAAGAAGACGAAGACGTCCCAAGTCCAGAAGAACCATCGGCAGAAGAAGCAACCCAAGAGACCGATGAGGACACTGCTAACGACCTAGATGAAGAAGAATCAAAAGATTCTAATGAAGAAAAAGAAGTTGAGGATGATAAGTCTACCCAAAATACTGATTTACCTTCTGAAGAAGATATTGATTGGGAATACCAAGTACCTGTAACTATTGACGGTAAAACTGAGTATGTATCCCTAGAAGAAATCCGTAAGGGTTATTCTACTGACCAACATCTATCTCAAAAGGGGCGCGAACTAGGCGAACTAAAGAAACAATTAGAAACAGAACGAACTGAAAAGCTTAAAGAAGTTGTTACACTAGGGCAAATTATTCATGAAGAATTAACTGCTGTAGAGAGTGACCTTTCTAAACAATACCATAAACTGTCTGCTGATATTGAAAAGGCTCGTGAAGAAGGTGATACGTACGCCGCACGGGAATTGAAAGAACAGAGAGAGTCTATTCAAGAAAAGTATTGGAAAGCACGTAACAAACGTGAAGAGCAAACTAAAGCTGTAGTCGATAAGATTCAAATTCAACAACAAGAACAAGAACAAGCGTTACTAAAAGAATATGAGGAAAAGATCGTAGATCTAATTCCAGACTATTCAGAAAAAGTTGCTAAAGCTGTTCGAGAATTTGCCCTTAAAGAAGGCATTCCAGAAGAAATACTTGGGAATATTTATAGTCCTGAGATAGTTAAATTTGTGAATGATTATCGTAAATTAAAAACAGCTAAAGACGCTGGTGAAGTTAAGCGTAAAGCATCTCCTACTGTCAAGTCGGTACCCACTAAAAAGGGAACTCCTACTTCACAAAAGGAGCGTGAGAACGTAAACAATAACCGCACTAAAGTTCTGTCAGGTCAAGGGTCTAACCAAGATCAACTTGATTTTCTAAAACGTATTTCTTCAGTAAGCAAAAAACTTTAATTCCAATCTTACTAAAAGGAAAACAAAATGGCTGGTAATACATTCAATACAGGTGGCCCTAAAGCCGCCGCACGTAGCTCTTCAGCTACTGGTAACTCTGTCAACGCCGGTGAGCGCGAAGACTTAGCTAATTTTATTTCAATGATCTCTCGTGATGAGACACCGTTTATGTCGTCTATCGGCAAAACAAAAGCTACGGCTGTGTTTCACGAGTGGCAAACAGACGAGTTGGCAGCACCAGCTTCAGGCGCTGTCGCCGAAGGTGTGTCATACTCTACACAAAACTCTGCTCAAACAGCAGAACCTTTCCGTACTCGTTTAGGTAACTACACTCAAATTAACAGCAAGACAGTTACCGTTACTGGTACTAAACGTGCTGTTGACCAAGCTGGTGTTGCTGACGAATATGCGTATCAACTTAAAAAGCGTGGCACTGAACTACGCCGTGACGTTGAGTTCGACTTAGTCGGCTGGAAGTCAAGCAATGGTACAGGTACTCGTACATTTGGTGGCTACACTTCATGGAGTAACTACACTGCCGCTACTACTACCCCTGCTACAGCGCTTAACGTGTTGGCTACTACTTCTGAGTACACTGCTCCTACTAATCCAGGCGGTGGTATCTGCGGTACATTCACTACTGTTACATCTGCAGATAAAGTTTCTTTAGCGCTATCACACATTGATACTGTTATGCAAGCTATCTATGAGAACGGTGGTAAAGCTACTAAACTCATGGTCTCTCCTGCTAACCGCCGTGTATTCTCTGCTAAAGCTCAGTCTGCTGGTTCTAGCTCAAGCAATGCTGGTGATGGTAACGTTCGCCGTAACATCGATGCTGATGGTAAACTCCGTCAGTCAGTTGAGATTTACATGTCTGACTTTGGCGATATTATGGTTTGCCCTAACTACGTAATGGGTATTGCTAATACCAGCGTTTCTGGTCTAGATAATGCAGCTAACTTCTCAGCCTTTGTTTACGATCCAATGTGGTGGAGCTACGCTTCATTGCGTCCACTACAAGAAGTTGACCTTGGTCAGCTTGGTGACTCTATCATCGGTCAAATCGTTGAAGAATGTACACTTGAGTGCCGTAATCCAAAAGGCAGTGGCCTTATCTTCGGTCTATCAGGCGCTTAATTGGTAGTTAATACCTAATAAAGGGGATGGGAGAAATCCTGTCCCTTTTTATTTAAAAGGAAAACAAATGGACTTTCTAAGAATTACAGCAGTTGACGGTACTCGTCAATATATATCCGAGTCTTATGTGCTTAGTATTGGTACTACGGCTGATGGTGCAGATGCTGGATCTAATTATAGCGCACCTAAAGTAACTCGTGGGCGCATTAACCAAGTTAAATATTATGACGGTGCTAATACAACAGCTGGTGCTATTGTGGTAGCATCAGTAAGCGCATACGCTTCAGGTGGTACTTTGTATGAGTATGGTTGCTTAACTAACGATGGCGCATTCTCAGTATATTTAAGAAACTAATCAAAGAGGACACATGGGCTTTTTATCACAAGAAGGAAACAAAGATAGTTTCCAAGTTAAGACTAACGAAAAAGATTTTCAATTAGAACAAAATGTAGATGCATACAAAGAGTATGCTACTCTTTCCCGCGAACAAGATTCACTTGTTTCTGCTACACGGCAATATAGATCATACGCTATTTTACCAGATATTGTTTGTATTGATATTTTAACTAAATACGGTATGGATGTGCATTCTCCTGAGTTTATGAGTGATCCTGCACAATTAAGAAAATTAAAACAGATTATTGAGTCAGACTATCCATTACTAAAAACAAGTAATGTAAAAGCATTATAAGGAGAATAAAATATGGCAACACCACTGTATGACACTTTAGTAAATAAAGTAAGAGACTGGTCAAATAAACCAGAGGTAAATACAATCCCAGATAATGTCATTCAGGATTGCCTACGTTATTCTGCTGATGAGTGCTATCGTACCCTACGAATCCCTCCATTAGAAACTACTACTATTTACACAGTTGAGTCAACTGATAATGTAGGAGATGGTAGTGCAGGTTTACCTTATGGTAATGCCTATACAAGTTTTGATATTCCACAAGATTTAATTCAATTTATTTATATACGTACACTGGCTCAAGATAATATTGGCACTTCATACTCTACTTTTCCTTCAAACGTAAGTAAAGTATTTAATGAAATAACAGACTCACGAACATTCTTTGATTTGTATAGTGAAAAATATTCTGTATACAATTGGATGTGGCAAGAAGGTAAATTGTTTATCCATCCACAGTTAGCTGTTGGTGCTCAAGTTGAAATTAGTTATTATCGTAGACTTCCTGCTTTAGATGCTTTATACTCTGTTATTCCGGTTAACTATTTTATTGGTTTATCAGACGCTAATCAGCCATACTTGTCTCTTACAGGTATTACTACAGATACTCCACTCTACTTTTCTACATCAGCTGGAATTCAAAAAGTGTTTGCTACCTCTGCTGAAGCTGCTGCATATAATGCAACGGTTACAACCAAATATTATATTGGTAAAGAAGTAGCTAATTGGCTAAGAGATGAAAATGAAAGACTCTTAATTTGGGGTGCTTTATATAATTTAGCTTCTTTTTTGTTTGATGATAAAATGGAACAAAGATACGAAAAAAAGTTTAATGAAAATATATTCTCATTAAACAAAGAAGAAAAATGGCGAAGAGCCTCTGGTGGTAACGTACAGATTAACGTTAATACAAATGGTTTAATTTAAGGGGGTATACATGGGATATACTGTATCACCGGGAGCTACTAGTGACACCTCAAAAGGAGGTGGATATGATACTACAGATGAAACTAGTTTAACAACCTATAATAATTTAGCTGCTGCTAGCGCAGCTGCTGCTGCAACTAGCGCAACATCTGCTACAGCATCTGCTACCAGTGCTACAGCATCTGCTACTAGTGCTACAGCATCTGCTAATACAGCTACTACACAGGCAACTAATGCTTCAAACTCAGCTACTTCTGCTGGAACAAGTGCTTCTACTGCTACTACTCAAGCAGGTATTGCTACTACACAAGCTACTAACGCTTCAACAAGTGCTGCTACAGCTACTACACAAGCAGGTATTGCAACTACACAAGCTACTAATGCTTCTAACAGCGCTACCGCTTCTGCATCTTCTGCTACAGCTGCTGCAACTGCTCGTGATCAAGCACTAGCTGCTTTTGATAATTTTGATGATAAATATCTTGGAGAAAAAACAACAAATCCAACAGTAGATAATGATGGTAATGCTTTACAGACAGGCGCTTTATACTTCAATTCAGTTGATGATATAATGAAAGTATACACAGGTACTGTTTGGACAGCTGCTTATGTTTCAGGTACTGGTTTTTTAGCAACATCTAATAATTTATCTGATTTACAGAGTGCTCCTACTGCAAGAACTAATTTAGGTTTAGGTACTTTATCTACGCAAGATAGTAATTCCGTAGCTATTACTAGTGGGAGTATTAACGGAACAACTGTAGGGGCTACAACCCCTGCAACAGGCGCGTTTACCACTTTATCGGCTACTGGTGTTACAACAGTGCAAGCGGGTTCAACGGCAGCACCAGCTATTACCACCACAGGAGACACCAACACCGGCATCTTCTTTCCTGCTGCTGACACCATTGCTTTCTCTGAGGGCGGTTCAGAAGCTATGCGTATCACCAACGAAGGCAAACTGCTGGTAAACCAAACAACATTTCCTGCTGGTGCAGTGCCTAGCCCTTATGGTGCTGGCACGGCTGGAAACGGCTTAGGTGTTCTTCAAATAGGGAGCGGCGGTTTTACGATTAATCATTGGACAGCAAATGCTCAGTCCAACGGCATCTTGTTTAACAAGTCGCGCACCGCAATACCAAACACCGGAACCGGTACTACTGAAAACGATGATTTGGGCTACCTGCAATTTAATGCAGATGATGGCACTAACTTTGTTCGTGCTGCCCAAATTTTTGGTGAGGCAGATGCTGCCTCCAGTACTGGCTCACAAGCAGGTCGGCTTGTGTTTAGCACTACAACATCAGGCGCTGGTGTCCCTACTGAGCGTATGCGTATCGACTCCAGCGGCAATGTGGGTATTGGGACTACTGCGCCAGCAGTTAAGTTGGCGGTTAATAGTACAGACGCAATACTTATTCCAAAAGGAACAACAGCACAGCGTCCAACAGGAGTAACAGGTTATTTCCGTTATAATACAGACCTTTCTCAAGCAGAACTTTATAACGGAACTACTTGGGGTAGTGTTGGTGGCGGTGGCGGCGCTACAGGCGGTGGTAGTGATGAAATATTTATTGAAAATGGACAAACAGTGACTACAAGTTATTCTATAGGTGCATCACGAAATGCAATGAGTACCGGGCCAATCAGTGTTTCTGGTGGCGTAACAGTAACAATACCTACGGGTTCAAGATGGGTGATTTTATGAGCTTAATTTTAGACGGCACAAACGGCCTTTCGGATGTAGACGGCACAGCAGCCGCACCAGCGATCAGAGGCACTGACACCAACACCGGCATCTTTTTCCCTGCTGCTGACACCATTGCTTTTGCTGAGGGTGGTGCGGAGGCCGCAAGATTTGATAGTGCGGGGAATATGGGTTTGGGGGCTACGCCAAGTGCTTGGGGGAGCAACAATAGAACCATTGACATGTACGGCATTGGCTCTTTCAGTTCGTTTTCCAACGGCTCTGGCGGATATGAACTTGATGTTGGCCTGAACGCTTATAACTCAGCTAGCGGGTGGCGGTACAAAGTCAGTAGCTATGCCGTGGCCCTGTATCAGCAAGCGGCTGGCTCACATATTTGGTACAACGCCGCAGCAGGAACAGCAGGGAACGCCATTAGCTTTACTCAAGCGATGACGCTCGACTCCAGCGGCAATGTGGGGATTGGGACGAGTTCGCCTAACTACCTTGCAACGCTTTACAAGGCTTCACTGCCTATTCTTCAGCTTGCAAACTCCACTTCAGGTTCTACTGCCGCAGATGGTCTTCTAATTTACCTAAACGGAGCAAACGCCACCATCTCCAATGAAGAAAGCGGCTCACTTATCTTTCAAACATCAGGCACAGAACGCGCCCGTATCGACTCCAGCGGTAACTTGATGGTGGGGACTACGAGTGCTATTGCAAGAATTACAGTAGATATTGCTGGCGCACCGTCTGGTGAAGGTATTGCAGTAAAAGCCGCAAGTGCTGGAAATTTTGCAATGGATTTTAGGGCTTCAAGTGGATCAACTGTTGGAAGTATTGTTCTAAACGCTAGCACCACTACTTACAACACATCTTCAGACTACCGATTAAAAAACACAATTACCCCAATGACCGGCGCACTGGCAAAGGTGGCCCTGCTTAGACCTGTAACTTACAAGTGGAATGTTGACGAAGCGGATGGTCAGGGTTTCATTGCCCATGAACTTGCTGAAGTTGTACCAGATTGCGTCACTGGCGAGAAAGACGCTGTAAGAGAAGAGCAGTATGAAGTCACGCCAGCCGTCAAGGACGAAGAAGGTCGCGTAATTACAGAGGCTGTGATGGGTACGCGCACTGTGCCTTCCTACCAAGGCATCGACACCAGCTTCTTGGTCGCCACACTGACAGCGGCAATTCAGGAGCTTCATGCACTGGTGAAGACGCAAGACAGCACCATCACAGCCCTGACAACCCGCATCACCGCACTTGAAGGAGCAGCAGCATGAGTTTATTAGCAGTTCAAGGGGGCGCTACCGGCACGGGTACGGTCACCCTGTTAGCACCCATCACAAATACAAACAGGACGCTGACGCTGCCTGATGCTACTGGCACAGTAATTTCCACTGGTAGCACCTCAGTAGTGACGCCAGCAATGCTAACTCAGCCTTTTACTTCTGGTACTGCGGTTGCGTCTACTTCTGGCACAAGCATTGACTTTACTGGCATACCGTCATGGGTAAAAAGAATAACCATCTTATTGCACAGGGTTAGCACTACCGGAACTGTGCCATTACTTTATCAATTAGGAACTTCTGGTGGAATAGTTACAACAGGATACGTAAGCAGTGGTTCATACCAAGGTGCAGGTCAAGCAGGTCAAAGCATTACTACTGGTCTTTTAAATGGCGATGGCGGCGCTGCTGCCGACACAAGTGTTGGAATTACAACAATTTGTAGTTTTGGTGGAAACACTTGGGTTTCTTCTAGTGTGTCAGGCGATGGTAATGCGCCCTATACAAAAATAGGTAGTGGCTCTATTACTTTAGCTGGCACTTTAGATAGAGTAAGAATTACAACTACTACTGGCACTCCAACATTTGACGCTGGTTCAATTAACATTTTATACGAGGGCTAATCATGCAAAGAATAGAAGTTAATGTAGTTACTGGCGTACAAACAACCATCGAGATGACAGCAGAAGAAATTGCCGCCTTGCCAACACCTGTGTTACCTACTTACCAAGAGTTACGCGCCAAAGCATACCCATCAATCCCTGACCAGCTTGATCTGCTCTACCACGGCGGCATGGAGGCATGGAAAGCCGCAATCACCGCAGTTAAAAAGGAGTTTCCAAAATGAGCGTAGCAGTAAGCGGTGAGAGCATCACCTTTAACGACAACAGCGTACAGAACACCGCTGCCAAAGTGGGCATGGTTAACCGCATCATCAACGGCGCGATGGTGATTGATCAGAGGAACGCTGGTGCTTCTACAACAGTAACTGCCAACGGATATTATTCATGCGATAGGTGGCTTACATTTTCATCTCAATCATCCAAGTACAGTGTTCAACAAAACGCTGGAGCAGTAACGCCGCCAAGTGGATTTTCTAATTATATTGGCGTAACTTCTTTATCAGCTTATTCAGTAACCAACACTGATTATTTTGTTTTAATACAAAGAGTAGAGGGTTATAACATTGCAGATTTGGCGTGGGGAACTGCAAGTGCCGCTACAGTTACCTTATCATTTTGGGTAAGAAGTTCTTTAACTGGGACATTTGGCGGAGCGTTTCGCGGGGGTACTGGAGAGGGGCGATCTTATCCGTTTACATACACAATTTCTGCCGCTAATACATGGGAACAAAAGTCTGTCACCATTGCGGGAGACACAACAAGCACATGGGCATCTACAAATAGTAGCGGGGTACAAGTTCAATTTGGCCTTGGTGTTGGCGCAACTAATAGCGGAACTGCTGGGGCATGGCAAGCATCTGGACTTAATTCAGCCACAGGCGCAACCAGCGTAGTCGGCACAAACGGAGCAACCTTCTACATCACAGGCGTACAGCTTGAAAAAGGCAGCACAGCCACAAGTTTCGATTACAGACCTTATGGGACGGAGTTGGCGCTTTGTCAGCGGTATTACGTTAAATATTCAAGCAGTGGGACATCTAATCAAGCATTTTTAATAGGTGTGGTGGGTTCTACAACTAAAGGTCAAATATGTTCTACAAACTTTGCTAATCCAATGAGGGCAATCCCAACTGGAAGTTATAGTGGCGGAACAACACTAAGAATATTTGATGGTTCAGGTGCGCCAGTAATAACATCTCTTTCGGTGCAAGATTCTTCTGCCACGACTGGCGCACTAGAGTTTACTGCGTCAAGTGGTGGTCTAACTGTTGGAAGACCAGCCTTAATTATTCCTAATGGGGCTAATTGTTTTGTTGATTTTTCTGCGGAGCTATAAATGATAAATTACAGAAAAGCAGCCATTTCTGCGCCAGACTTTAACGAGCCTTCATGTGTCATTGGAATTGATGCAGATGGCAGACAGTATGGCATCCCATTTGACCCAGCCAACACCGACTACCAAGCCTACCTTGCATGGCTGGCAGAGGGCGGTATTCCAGAGGCGGCTGATGCAACATGATTGCGCTTTACATCCCCTTAATTGCCCTTGGCAGTTTTTATCTGCTATGGGTACTGTACTTAGCCGTCATGAACCTAAAGCGCGTTAAAGACGCTGGCTTGCTTTCGCCCTTGGCTTTAACCTTGGGCTATCCGGTGTTTATTTTTGGCTACCTATTAGACATTCTTATCAACATATTTGTAATGACATTTGTTTTGTTAGAAATGCCAAAAGAATTTACTGTAACCGCAAGGCTTAAACGCCATAAGAACCAAAGCACAGGCTGGAGATTGTCTGTAGCAAAATGGTTTGAACCATTGCTTGACCCATTTGACCCTAGCGGCGACCACATTTAACAGGAAAATAATATGATTGAAGATATAACGCACAGAGAAATATATGACAGACTTGTAGCTGTTGAAGGTAAAGTAGATAATCTAAGCAACAGTACTAAAGATGTTACAGAAGCCTTTAATGCTGCTCAAGGTGCATTTAAAGTATTAGAAACTTTAAGTAGACTGGCTAAACCTTTACTCTGGATTGGTGGCCTTGTAACCGCAATAGCTGTTTTTATTCAAAACTTCAGAAGCCATTAAAGGACTAATATGCTAGATATTTTAGGTGGGGGTATTGCAGGATCTATTCTGGGTGGATTATTTAGATTAGCTCCTGAAGTACTTAAATGGATGGATAAAAAGAATGAGAGACTTCATGAGCTAAGTATGTTTAAACTTCAATGTGAATTGGAGTCTCAAAGGGGTCAACAAAAGTTACTTGAGATAGGCGCTCAACGTGAGGCAGATGTTGACGTAGGTGTCATGGGTGCTTTTAAGTCAGCTATTGAACAACAAACTGAACTAGTTAAATCTGCTGGTAGTGGCTTTATAGCTTCACTATCTGCTTCAGTTCGCCCTGTAATAACATACTGGATACTTGCTTTGTGGTCTTTTGTTCATGTATGGTTAGCTTATAATTCATGGACTATTGGTATGCCACCATTAGAAGTATTTAAAGCAATGATGTCAGCTGACTTTGCTGCTCTTGTTGCCGGTACAATTAACTATTGGTTTCTTGACAGAACACTAAGTAAGCGGGGATTATGAATCTATCTATAGCAGCAGAACTATGTAAACATTTTGAAGGATTCAGATCTAAACCTTACTTATGCCCTGCTGGTGTAGCAACAATCGGTTATGGTAGCACATATTATGCTGATGGTAAAAAAGTAACTCTTCAAGATACACCTATAAATGAACCTGAAGCTTATAAACTTCTTTTAAATGAGTTACACCATACTTATTTACCGGGAGTTCTTAGGTATTGTCCAGTGCTTATTGCAGATGAAAATAAACTAAATGCTATTGTTGATTTTTGTTATAACTTAGGTGTTGGTAGACTACAGACAAGTACATTAAGACGAAAAATTAATGAACAAAACTGGGAAGCAGCTAAGGTAGAGCTAATGAGATGGAACAAAGGTAATGGTAAAATTTTAGCTGGCCTTGTTAAGAGGCGTAAAGCTGAGTGTGATTTAATCGGTACCTAATAGATAAATTTTAAGCAGGAGACTATATGGCAGAACAAATTAAAGAGCTGGGACGAGGCGGTTTAAACACGGATATCCCTGCCATGTTAGTCCCTTTAAACACATTTACTGATGTATTAAATGTAAGGTTTGACAACGAGTCTGTTGAGACTATTACAGGAGAAACAACCCATAGAACAGTTGCTATTGCACCTAACTATGGTATACATTGGCAAAGACCTGATCAGAGTTACAATATTTTTGTTAAAGATGGTAATGCAGTTAGGATTGACTCCGCAGGTAGTGTATCAAGTATGTTAAGTAGTGTTGATGCTCAATATACAGATAGTGATTGGCAAGGTACTACTTTCAATGGTGGTTTTGCTATTATAATTAATAATGGTAAGTCAACCCCATTATATTGTTTGTATAATGATATTAATGCGGGATCAACATTTCAACCGTTACCTAACTGGAATTACATTGCTGGATTAACAGTAACTGCTAAAGTAATCAGGTCTTTAAATTATTCTTTAGTTGCAGCTAACCTAACATTAACTCAAGGTGGTGTTACTACTTATGCACCGGGAACTATTCGTATTTCGGTACAAGCAGCTACAGGAGCTATACCTACAGTATGGCAACCGGGATTAACAACAGACACAGCAGATGAGTTTGAGTTAAGCTCAACAAGCCCTATTTTAGATATGGCTGAATTACGTGGTAATATGTTTGTATATTCTTCAGACAGTATTAGTATTGTAACTGTTGGTGGACAGACTACTAAAGTATCTCCATACTCAAAGACTTATGGTATATTGTCTGCAGATTGTGTAACTGAGTTTGATGGTAAACACTTTGTTGTTGATAAGAATGATATATACCTACATAATGGTTCTGGAGCTATTGAGTCTATTGCCGACTTCAGAATTAAAAATTACTTCTTTAATAATCTAAATCAAAGTCAAATTAATAAAGTACATGTAACTAAAAATACTTCAAGAAAAGAAATTTGGATTTTGTATCCTAAAGGTAGTGCAACCAATTGTACTGAAGCTTTAATATACCAATATAAAAATAATACATGGACTAAAAGAGCTTTAGGTAACGTTACTTATTCTTTTATTGGACCTAACAATGCAAGTAATGCTTGGCAGTTTGGTAAAAATGTAATGTATATGACTACTAATACGACTCAAACCTTAGTTACTAACGATGGTTATTTAATGTGGAATGGTACTGCTCTTACTAGTTACGAATCATATGTTGAGAAAAAGAAAATGAATACAGGGGATATGACAGGTAGTACTTTAGTATCATCTATGTATCCTATTTTTGATAATGTGCCTAATGACGCTAATATTACTATCAGAGTAATAGGGCAAAATAACTATATTAAAGATGTTGATCTTTCAACAGACGGCCCTGAATTAAAAAATACTTTTACTTTTTTACCTAATAACGATAAAGCACAAGGATACAAAGTAGATCCTCGAATCAATGGTCGAGTTATTAATTACAGAATTACTTCATCTGGATACTGGAGATTAGCCTCTTTTGGTTTGGATGTTAAACCTGCTGATCGGAGATAATATGTTAAATCCACCATTTACAGGTAATGCTGAGTTAGACGCTTACTTATATGCTCAATCTGTGCTTCAACAAGATACTGTTCAAACAAATGTTGTTTCTGCTTATTCTCCATCAGGCGAATATGTAGGTTATTTAAAAAGATATATCCACGTTAAATACGCTGATGATAATATTGGTACTAATTTATCTAACTCTCCCACTAATAAAGCTTACTTTGGATTATTTAATAGTGACTCAACAACAGAATCAACTACACCTGCAGACTATACTTGGTATCAAGTCTCAGGTGGTTTTGGTACAACAAAAAGATTCTGGTACAAAACAGTTAATGGTTCTTACCTAGACTATGTTGTTTCAGATAGCGCCCCTGACCTACTATTTATTATGGAGTTAGGTGGAGCTATTGACCTTACAACAACTATCTCTTATGATGGTTCTTTAGGTAGAATATCTTATGCTAAGTCTACCAATAATCAGTTATCATCTGTTCCTTATAATCTTTCTACATTTGGGCCTAACTCTTTTCCAGACTATAATACATGGGGTGGAAGTGAAACTTGGCAAGGAACTGTTCCTACATTAATAAGCACTGAAGTATTATTCCAGATTGATGGTTTATATAATCCTAACTCAAACGTAACTACTTGGTCTTCACCATATTTAGCTACGTTTAAAGTAGGCTCTTTAAGTGCTTTAAGCGCTGATATGGGAACAATTACTGCGGGTACTTTATCTGCTGGTACTGTGTTTGCGGGAGAGTTATCTGCTGCTACTGGTACTTTTTCAGGTTCACTATCTGCTGCTACTGGTAGTTTTTCAGGTTCACTATCTGCTGCTACTGGTAGTTTTGCTGGATCATTAAGTGCAGCTACTGGTAGTTTTTCTGGTTCGCTTTCTGCTGCTACGGGAACATTCTCTGGTTCATTAACTGCTTCTGCTATTGATGCAGTTAATACTATTAATATTGCTGGTAATGCCGTAACTATTCCAATATATGCTTCTGCTGGTGGCTTGGGGGCAAGTGCAGTAATTACATTACCGACTAATTCTCCAATAATTGTTACTGCTTTTTTTAATAGTACACAAACAATTTCTGCAAATAATAAATTAAATATTTTAAGAAACGGGTCTATTATTAAAACTGCTTCATTACAAGGCCCAGAATCAGGAATTCCCGGATCTTTACCATATGTTGTTATTGTTCAAGATTCTCCGGGAGCAGGTACCCACACTTATACAGTAAATAATTCAGGCTCTCAAACTAGTTTTTCAGTAGCAGATACTGCAATACAACTTTTAGGCTCTCAAAGATGATAAATTTTTATGTATACCAATTAAGTAATGGTCAAATAATTTCTTCTGGCTCTTGTCAAGAATCAAACATTAGCAAACAAAATATTCCAGATGGGCATGCTCTTCAAATAACAAAAGACTATGTTAATTGGTCTGATTTTTATGTGTATAATAATACATTAATTAGTATCCCTGAAAAGCCAAATCAATATTCAGTATTTAATTACACTACAAAACAATGGGAAGTTGACTCTGCTCAATTAATTTTATTAATTAAAAGAAAAAGAAACTCATTATTGTTGTCTAGTGATTGGACTCAATTACCCAACAACCCATTAACTTTAGAAGTTCAAACTTTATGGGCTACATATCGTCAACAACTTAGAGATATTACACTTCAATCCGGTTACCCAACGAATGTAGTATGGCCTGATTTACCTCAAAATTAAAATGATCATACATAAAACAACTCCAGAAGATGCCTTAAAACACTGGCATATAATTGCTCCTATTTTGCAAACAGCAATAGATACAGGTCAGGGTGAATCCTCTATAACTGATTATATGAGAAAAATACTTAATGAAGCAGCTCACTGTTGGGTTGTATTAAATGACAACAATATTGTTGGTGCTGGTCTAACTGAGTTTATGTATTATCCCCAACATAAAACACTTCATATTATTGCTTTTAGTGGTAGTAACTTTGAAGAACAATCTAAAGTGTTTCCAACTGTAGAACAGTTTGCTAAAGATTCTGGTTGCAAATCAATAGAACAGTGGGGGCGTCCCGGATGGGCAAAGGTATTACCTAAATATGTACCCGGATTTAAAGAAGCTTACGTAGTAATGCGAAAGGATATAACATGACATATAGATTAAAAGGCGCTATTAAGCGTAAGTATGGTGGTGGAGGCGGTACTACTACTACTGAAACAATTCCTGAGTGGGCAAGACCAGCTATTCAAAAAGTACAAAGTTCTGCAGAGAATTTATACGATACAGGTCAACTAGATAAAGTAGCTGGTGTAAGCGACTTACAAAACAAAGCTTTTACTGAGGGTGCTGGTGGTGTTAGTCGTGCTACTGAGCTTGGTTTAAATACTATTCAGGATCAAAATACTAGGTTAACTGGAATGGCTACTATGCCTAGTGCTGCTACATTAGCTGCTCAAAAAGAAGCTATTGTTCAGAGTGCTCAACAAAAGGTTGCAGGATTAAATACTGGCTTTGGTTCAGCGGGTACACTAGGCTCTGCTAGACAAGCTGTTATGCAGGGTGCTCAAAATGCAGGAACAACTGCAGAGTTAGCAAAAGTAGATGCTGACTACGAAGATAAAATGTTTAAAAACAGAATGTCAGCAGAAGAAGCATTACAAAAAGGTGTTACTACTGGCTCAGGCATTGCTAGTTCAGGCGCTTCTAGTTTAGCTAATTTAGGTGGGCAACAACGTACCATTGAACAACAACAAGCAGATGCTCCTTACCAAGCATTACAGCGTTATGCTTCTACTATTTATGGTAATCCTGCCAGACAACAATCATCCTCTGGTGGTAAATAATTATGGTTGATGATGATCCTTGGGCATGGACTCAAACAAATAAACAGGCTGCTCCTTTAGCTGCCGTTATAACACCCTCAACTGAACAAGCACCTCCACCTTCAGTTACTCCTGACCCTCTAGGTCAACAACTACAATCAATGGCCCTTAATAAAGGGATTGATGCTGCTGCATCAGGTGTAAAACCTGCTTATAACGCTTATCAAGCTATTGCAAACCCAGTAGGCCCGTTATCTGCAGAAACATTAGGCGCTAGCTTTGCTAAGGATATGGCTGCTCAAGGTATAGCAAGCACAGCTGTTCCTGCTGCTATCCCAGCGGTTGCGGAAGGTGCAGCCTTAGCTAGTGGTGCTTTAGGTGCTGCTGCCCCTGCTGCTGTTACTGCTGGTACTACTGCTGCTGGAGCAGGTGCTTTAGGTGCTGGTGCTGCTGGAGCAAGTGCTTTAGGTGCTGGTGCTTCTGCAGGGGGTACTGCTGCATTAGCTGCATTAGGCCCAGTTGGAGTAGCTATTGGTTTAGGGCTATTAGCCAAGAAATTAAAATTATTCTAAGGAGATACTATGGGGCCACTAAGCGCTAAACAACATAGAGAATATCTTAAGTTTAATTCTCAAGAACAAAGAGAAAAAATTAAGATGGAACAAGATCAAGGTAGAAAACAACAACTACATGAGATCAAACTACAGGAAGCTGCTGCAAAGGCCAACCAAAGTATCGGTCATAAAGAACAAATGCAGCAAATTAAACTTAAAGATGCTAAATCAATTCTAGATAAACCACCTAGAATGAACAGACAAAAACTAGGATTACCTTCAACAAACCCTATGGCGGGTACTGGAATGTTTAAACAAGGTCAGCATAGATTAGAGGATGGTACTGATACTGTTCCTGCTATGTTAACTCCCGGAGAAGCTGTTATTCCAGAGCCAGCTGCACAAGATCCAAAAAATAAAGAAATTATTAAACAGCTGGTTAATGAAGGTCGTGAAGCTAATGCACTAAGAAATGGTACTACTCATGTAGCTAATTATAATTATGGTACACCTAGTGTAAGACCAGCTATGTATGTTGATGGTACAACTGAAGTAAGCTTTTTAGATAGGTTATTACAAGGTATTGGATTTAAACAACCAGTAAACTCTCCTCCTCCTGTTAGTAGTGTACCAGTTAATGCTGCAACGGAGGTAACACCTATTGCTGCTCCTGCTGTAGTTAAAATGCCAGAGGCTGTTACTATTCCAGTAACTCCTCAAGCTGTTACAGAGGTACCTCCTGCTACTACACTTGTTGTACCTGAAACAATACCTGTTGCCACTCCTGTTACTGTTCCTGCTGCACCTGTAGTTGCACCAGTAGCTATACCTCCTGGTTCAGAGGATGTACTCTCAGCAGTACCTAATGAAGCTAAAGCTATAGTTCCTGCTGTTGCTCCTGCTGTTGTTCCTCCCATTGCTCCTTCTGCTGTTACTGAAATAGTACCGCCTATTGTTTCTACTGAAGTAACTCCTACTGCTGTTAATGTTGTAGATACTTCTGTTACTGAAAATGATAGATTAAATAATGCTTCTAAGTCACTTCGTTCTAAAGAAGACTCTATTAAAGCTTATATGAAAATGCAAGGCTTTGATCCTGATCAACCAAAAGATACAAAAGGCTTTGTAGATACATTTAAAGATGCGTTATCTTATTCAGGTGTTAAGGAAGCTTTAGGTTTAAATAACCAAGAACTTGCTCGTATGGCTGTTATGGCTGTTGGTGGAAGAGCTTTAGGTTATAACTTTAATAAGTCTTTAGCTTATGCTGGTAAGAATATGTTTTTAGAAGCAAACAAACGTGCAACTCAAGAGTCAGCAGATAAGAAAGCAGCTATGCGTAACGCTGTTACTATGGCTCAACAAGATGTACGTAATGAACAGCTAGATACTAAAGAAGAAAATCGTTATAAGCAATCAATTGCAAGAGAAGATAGGCGCGATGAACGACAAAGAAAAGACTTATTAGCTCGTGATGAATTGCAAGAAAAAAGAACTTTAGCTAGAGAAGCTCATAATAGGTTTTTAGCAGAACAACAAATTAAGCTAGCAGAAATTAGAGAAAACTATAACAGAACTCGTGATGATAAAAAGTTTGAACAACAGTTAGAAATACTAAGTAGAAGAGAAGCAGCACAACATGCAAGAATGGTTGCTTTGTTTGGTCAACAATTTGCATTAGCTGACTACAAAGCAGGGTTAGCAGATAACAGTCCAAACGCTCAAATGAGGCGTATGCAAGATAATACTAATAATGCTTCTAAAGCTGTTGGAGAAATCTTTGATACTGTTCTTGGAAGCTCTAATGTTAGAGATAAACCTAACCCAGCTAGACAAGGCTTACCAACTCCTGTTGAGACTACACAGCAAGCTTTATCATTCTTAAAGAAGTCTGGTATAATGATTACAGATACTGATGTTGCTCAAGAAACTACACAACTTATTAACATGGCAACCAGAGAAATGATTGATGATAAAAAGTCTGGTAGAGTTAAAAGCGTAGTTAGTGTTGAGCCTTACATGGCAAGTAATGTTCTTACTCATCGGATGGGTCTAGATAAGAACATGTTTAAGGTTGGTGATAAGCCTATGCCACCTGAAAAGATAACTGAGATTTATGGTCTAGCTAGGCGTGTTGCATCTAACGATAAAGGTGAGGTAGATCAGGCTAAACTATCAGCAAGCGTTAATGCAATAGCTAAAGCATGGAATTCCCCTGAAGGTAAAAAGTATCGTGAAGAGTTTAAAGGTACTCAAAACGAAACTGCTTTTGCACAATTCTTAAAAGATAGATTATTAAAGCAAGCAAAATAAAGGAAATTAAATGGATGCATTAGATATAGAGCTTAAAAGGATTCTTTCAAGAGAATCTAATTTACCGCAAGGTATCTCTACGAAAGACGCTGATACCTTCGTAGCCCCTACGGGGGAATCCATCCGTCTTCAAGGTATTAATACCAGAGAGACTGCTAAGTTTCAACCAGTAAAAAATAAAAATTCAGAATTTGTAATTCAAGGTTCTCAATTAGGCGCTGATACACAAACACAATTAGTAGAAGGACTAATTAAAGAAGGTAATTATTCTACTCCTGTGTTTTCTAATGCAAAGTCTTATGACAGATCAGTTGGAGACTTAGTTAATCCTTCTGGTAATAGATTAACCTCTAAGGCTCTTGAGTCAGGTTTTGTATCACCTACTACTTCAACTGATAGCGGTCAATATAACGCTATGATCATGGGTAATATTAATAGAGCACAAAGAAGAGTAGAGCGTAAGCCTACTATGGCTGACTCTTTATTAGATGCTCTTAACCAACAGCGTAATGCAGCTGGTTTTATGGCAAAGCGTTATACAGATACTGCTGCTCAGTTTGGTGCTGTGGTAGATGACTCTAATAAGAGTGACTATTTTTCTGGCCCTGCTATTATTCGTACAGGTGAAGATAAGTATGGTAAAGCAACATCTAACTGGGATACTGGTTGGGATCAAGGTAAACTTCAAACTGCTAAAAGTCTTTATGGTTCTTTAGATTTAATTGCTACTAAGACAGGTAGCGAGTGGCTAAAGACTACTGCTCAAGCAGGTCTTAACAATGAGAATTCTTTGTTATCTGACTTACCTGAGTTAAGAAATGCAGAAGCATTTGATGAAAAAGGTAATTGGAAGTTAGACTCTTTAGGTAAAGTAATTGATTATACTGTAGGTACTGCTGCTGCTTCTTCACCTCAGATGTTAGCTACTATAGTAGCAACTATAGCTTCTCCTATTACTTATGGCACATCAATGATTCCTATTGCAGCCATGTATACTGGTCAAGTTTGGAATGATCAAAAGCAAAAGAATGCTACTGCTGCTATTACAGCTGGTATTACTATGACTGCCTTAGATAAACTTTCTTTAGGATTTTTATTTAAGAATACAGGCTTAAACATTACACGACAAGCCACTCAAGATATTGTTTTAAAAGAATTACAAAAGACAATGACTAAAGAGGCTGCTGAAGCTCTGCTTAAAAAGTCAATGACTGAATCAGTAAAAGAAGTTAGTGATGCTTTAAAAACATCTGCTGTTAAAAAGGGAGTAGGCCCATTAGCAATTGGTAAAGCAACAGCTAAAGGTGCTGTTGTAGAAGGAGCTACAGAATCATTACAAGAATTAACAGGTTACTTTGGTGAGCAAGGTGGGTTTAATTTACCAACAACTGCTGAAGAACAACAAAAGCTTAAGTCTAGGTTAATGAATGCTGCTACTGGTGGAGCTATCCTTGGTGGTGTTTTATCAGGAGCTGGTAGAACTATAGCTACTTTAAATTATACAGACAAGTTTGTTAACACAACTACAGATGTACAATTTAGAGAGAAGTATCTTAGTGATGTTAATGATGAAAGAATTAGTAGAGGTGAACAAGCCTTAACAACTATGCCTACTACTAGGGATGTTTTAAATAATGTTTTACAGTCTCAACTAGATAGTGATACTGAAACTTCCTTAGAAAGATTAGCTCAACCTGAAGTTTCTAAAAGAGGAACTGAAGGTATCATTGCAAAAACTTATTCTGCAATTAAAGATAAAGGTCTGGCAGGTTTATTTGATAGATTCTCTAATGTTATTATTAAGAATAATACACATAAGAGTATTGAGTCAGCTACACTAGCTACCTTACTTGGTAGCTCTACTGCTGTTAATGGTACTTCTATTGAGAACCATCAAGCAATGATGGAGACAAATATATTTAACAACTTTGGTGTTGCAGAAGATTTGATTTCTAACTTCAATGGTTTATCAGTTAAAGAAGCTTCAGGAGTGTTGTCTTCACCTGTAGTAGTTAACGCTATCAGAGAGCTTGCTCGTATTAAGAGAGACTATTTTGCTAAGACAACTAAAGAAGTTGCGGATAAACTTAATATTGATTATGGCAAGTATTCTGAATATAAAGATGCTATCATTGAATACGCAGATAGGATTGATAATCTAATTAGAGATTATAATAATGCTACAGGCAGAACGTTAGATGTAACAAGTTTTCTGGAACATAAACCTTTAGATAAAACTTTAGTGTCTAAAAACTCAGCTAAGTTTGTTAAAGACTTACAACAATTTTTAGGTATGGATTATGCAGATGCTACTAACCTAACTAATGCTGTTCTTAATAACCAACAGATTAATAGTTTTGAAGATGCTTTAGATACTATGCTTAATGGGGATGCTGATAAAATAAGAAGCAAACAAGCGTTAGAAGCTAAGATATCTGATCCTAAATTTAAAAGTAAGTTCTCAGCATATATGTCTCACAATATGATTGATAATGCTTATTCATTATCTGCTAGTGCTGCTGCTTATAATACTAACAAAGAATTAATTGGAAAGAATGGCTCTAAGCTAGCAGCTTTGATTCAGAAAATGGTTGACAATGGAGACATTGATGATCAACAAGCTGGATTTATGGCTAAGGAAATACAAGATGTATTAGACATTCGTAATGGTAAGTTTAATGCTATTAATAATCCTTATTTAAAAGGTGCATTAAATACTATTAACTTTCTTTCTACTATCACATCATTACCTTTAGCTGCTATTAGTTCTACTGTAGAGTTTGCTCAGATATATCGTAACCTTAATAGCCCTCAAATGAGAAAAGCTACTATGGCTTTATTAAAAGGTACTGGTCAAGAGGTAGGCGCTTTATACAGAGAGATTGGTAATAAGGTAACTGACAGAGTAACTATTAAAAATTCTCAGATGAGATCTAAGTTATCTGAAGCAGGATATCTAAGAGAAGGTGGTGTAGGCTATCGTAATGATATATTAACTTCTTATTATCAAAAGTGGACTGAAGGATTTTTTAAATTAACAGGTCTTACTTCTGTAACCGCTATCACACGTAATGCTAGGTTAGCTATTGCAGCAGATGCTATACAGAATTGGTTAGATGTTGTATCTAAGGGTACAGGCTCTGATCAAGCAATAGCAGATGCTAAAGATCATTTAAGAAGAATAAATGTTGACTATGAATACATCTTAAGTATTGATGCTGATACATCGTCTAATGAGAAACGTGTTATAGATAACTTACAACAAGCTACATATAACTTTGTTAATGAGGCTGTTATTATTCCAAGCGTATTAAATAGACCTAAGTTTTATAGCGATCCTTACTTAAAATTGTTTACTCAATTCCAAGGTTATACTTCTGCATTCACAGCAAACATTTTACCAAGATTAGTTTCTGATATTCGTAAGACAGGTTCAGATGATCAAAAGAATTCTGCTGCTGTTATTGCTATGATGCTTGCATTATCTATGTTAGCTATTTACATTAAAGATATGATTAAGTATGGTGAGTCTCCACCTAAATGGCTTAAGGATGATAAAGAATATTTAAGAGTTATTAATCAGATGGGTGTGTTAGGATCAGGCCAAAGAGTGTTTGATTTAATTTTCCCTATCATGGATGAAAATAAAAAGAAGTCTGTTACTGATCATATAGTCGCTCAATCACCTCAACTCTCTTATATAAAGAAAGTTACAGATGCTTTGGAAGCGCCTCAAGGTAAACAGATTGAAAAGGGTGCAAAGCTGTTGCCGATATTCGGAACAAGTCCCGCTTTTGCTAAATACTTGCAGAAAGAATTAGGAGAAACAAATGGCAATTAACATTAATACAAATAAAAATGTTGCAAATGTACCAGCTACTGGTGAAGCTTTATTACAACAGCAGATTGATGAGGCTAATGCTAGGCTAGCAAATCAACCTCCACAAGGGGGTCAACCACCACCTCCTGTTCCTTTTAGCTTTGCAAATGTACCGCCTATTGGAAGAGACCCTGCTGCTCAAACTCGTATGCAACGATACATGGATAAAGAGTCTTTTTTAGTAATACCTGAGATATCTGCAAGACCTTCCTTAAGTAATGATGCGTTACCTGTAGAGCAGCAAGCTCAACCTATACCCCAACAAGAGGCTCAACGCATTAACCTAGAAGAAGGTCAAGTAGCAGAAGAGCCACAAGATGGTGGCTTTGGTATGGAGAATTTTGCTACTCAAGGTACTAATGAAGACTACTATAGTACACTTCAATCTGAACGTGAGCAGCAAATGGCTATTCGCCAAACACTTGATCCTGCTCGTTTTGAAAATGAACAATCTATTCGTGATGCTTATAGTGATGGTGCTGTAAAAGCAACAGAGGCTGGCGCTATCTTTAGGACCGCGTTAAATGTAGCTAATGGCTTGAATGAGCTTAGTGTTGGATTATATAAAGATAATACAACTTATAATGCACAACTCAATGGTTTAACTTATCTTAAACAAGGCACTGGATTAGATACTAAACAAGTTGGTAACGCTGTTACAACTGCTTTTATCTTAACAGCACCTATGCTTTCTGGCGCTGCTTCTAAAGGTAATGGTGAGATTGATGGAAGCACTGAAGATGGTGAAGCTGTTGACTCATTAGATCAAATGCTTATGGATGATGGTGATGGGCCTGTTGATAAGGCTGCTGTTGCTGGTGGTTTAAAGAGAGACATGTTAGCTAAGTCTATGGGTAGACTAATTAAAAAGCTTTCTAAGACTGCTGAAGGAACTTTCTCAGGTGAGACTTCTCCTACTAATCAAAACATTTCTAATGAAGTAGCTGGTGATATTGCTCTACAAGCTCTTACTAATAAAGGTTATTTAGTTGAAGATGTAGATGAAAATGGTATTGAACTACTAAGACTAAGTCCTGGATTAGGCGCTGAACTTCGTTTAAAAAGCAAAGGTATGCAGCGTAGTCTTACTGGTGCTTTGTCTGGTAAAGCTCAGAAGACACCACCTACTGAGTCTGGTGCTTATGTAGGTGCCTTACAAGATATCCGTACTATGGATAAGAAAAAGAATGAGTACAAAGCTACAAAGGAAATGGCAGAAGCAAAGGGTGCTGTATCTAAAGTACCTCTCTATATTTCTCCAGTTAAAGGTTATTTTGCTGCACTCTTTAATCAAGCTATCTTAGAGCATGTTAGCGACCCTACTAAACCAGCAATGTTAGATGTAATGGGGCTTCTTAAAGTATCTGAAGAAGATATTCAAGATGCTGCTATTAATGGTAACAAGACTGCTGCAGAGGTTATTGATCAAAAGGTTAATAACTTACAGACAGAATTAAAAGATATGGCTGAACATATTGCTTATGCTGGCCCTCAATTCTCAACTGTCTGGGAAGATTATGCAACACATCGTATGTATCAAGATGCAACTAACTTTAATCCTCAACGTAATAAATGGACTAGAGCTTTAACAGTTGGTAAGTCAATGCCTATTTCTTTAGATAGTGACTACCATAATACCGGAGTAAGCAAAGTTACTGCTAATGCTTTCTTTAATAGAATAGCAGGTAAGGCTCGTTCAGGTAATTTTGATTTATCTTCTGCTGAAAAAGAACTCTCATGGTTAACTACTGTAGGTCGAATACTTGACTCAAGCAAGTCTGTTGGTATGTCTTCAGAGTCTATATTATTGCCTGACTTATTGCAAACAGTTACCCCTCAATTCCTTGCTGAAGCAGGAGCTAAAGGCAGGTTACTACGTAGTATTGTCCCAAGCAATAGCAGAGAAGTTGTTAATGCGCTAGGTAAACCAGAAGGCTTAATTGAAAAGTTAACTCCTGCACAAAAAGGTGCATTAGATAATTTCTTAAAGGAAGCTGATCGAGATGATTGGGGTTATAAGCTACAAGCATATCTTGATATTGCTAACTATCTTGATGCTAAGATACAAGGTGTAGCCTTTACTCCAAGAGCTACTGTTGCGTTAGATATGAACTCAGCTGGACGATCTTTCCTAGCTTCAGACGTAGGTAACTTAGATGTGCTTAGTCGTGTAGGACTAATGTGGAATCAAGTGATTGATAAAGTTGATAGCATGTTTACTAACACGTTACCTAATGAGGTAGGTGATCCACGGTACTTCTTTACTACTGTAGCTTTAGATGAAGGTGTTGCTTCTGCTTTTGGTGATTCTCAACTAGATAAAGTTGATATGTTTAAGATGCTGCTTAGTAAGTATGGTGGTGCAGGTGTAGCCGGTAATAAACAATTTAATAAAGACTTTTCTAAAAAGGTTTTAATGACAACTGATTATGGTAAGCCTTCTAACTTTCACACTGCTGAAGCACTAGCTTTCTTAAAGAGCCATCCTGAATTTAGAGATGAGGCTGCTCGTTTTTATAATGGTGACATTAGTGAGTTAGCTAAAGACATTAATAAAATTTATGGAGCTACTCTTAAGAAAACTACTGACTCATGGCAATATACTTTACCTAAAAAGATGGTTAAGTATTTGCAGATGTTTGGTCGTGTTCCAAAACCAATTGGTTATTGGGGTGAGAACATTTCTGTTGGTAAGTTTGGTAATGAACCTACCGGAGAAATAGTTCAGATTAAAGGCCCAGATGGTAAACGCCGAAGATTAAAAGAAACAATAAGGATGTTTGATCCATTAGCTCCAGCTACCCCTAAAGGTTTAAGGTTAGATGATGGTTCTTTATTTATTCCTGAAGATGGTTCTGCTGCTGTTAACCAAGTTGGCCCTACCTTTGGACAATATCGAGAGTCAATTCTTGTTGCAGAGACAGCAAGACTTATTAACGGTGCAAAGACACCGGCAGACTCTAGCTTTATTATCCCTGTGTTTGATAACTTTATTGTTGATGCTATGAGTTATCCATTTGTACACTTTGTTGCTAATAATATTGTTGCGCCTAAAGTATTTGAATGGGACATGGCTAAAGGTTTTACTACTGACTTTAAAACACAACTCAAGGAAGTTATTCCTGAGATGAGAAAGCAAGATGAGATTATTGTGGGTGCTGGTTCTCCATACAAAGGTATGTTTACTACTATTGATAGAGAATACAAGTGGCTTGCTGATAAGAAACCAAATGAGCTTGAAGATTATCAAAAGAAATTAAAAGAGTTTCTAGAGAATCCATCCTCTGGTTATATACCACCTGGTCCAGATAGACCTCAATCTGTTAGGCTTTCAAAGGCTCAGGCTAATGCTATTGCCAGTACTATGTATAACTACTACAATTTTAACTCAGAATATAGTGGTATTAACGCATGGGAAAACCAAAAATATAAAGGCAAAAGAGATTCTTTCTTGAAAGAGCTTAAATCAAGAGCCTCTAAAGGAATGATTTACTTCTTTACTTAACAAATAAAAAACCCCTACTAGGATTATTCCTAATAGGGGTTATTTTTTTATTTAGATAATAGTTTATTATATACACCTAAAGCAGATGCTTGATTCTCTTTAGCAGTCTGTAAAGCTTCTTCTTTAGTATATGGCATACCTGTCTTATCATTAATAATATCAGTTAATCCTAATACACTTTGTTTATATACTTCATTAATAACATATGGACCAAGGTCTTTAGTATAAAGAACATTATCAGGGATATTAATATTAGAATCACGCATATCTACTTGGAAGTCATGATCATCATAGTCATGGCCTCTTAGTGCTTGTACGTTGTAACTTTTCATTTTGATCTTTCCTTTTTTATAGCTAACATAATAGCCCTTTTAGTTATTCTGCACGCATAACGACTTTAAAACTAGGTGTGGTATAGCTACCCCATCCCATCTCAATTGACAGAGATTCTAGCTCTGAATCTACTAAGAATGACTTATCTTTGTGAAGAATCTCTTCAGGGGTTAAGTCATAATCAGGCATCATATCTTCAATATCGTATTTATTAATCATTTAAATCGATGATATTTGATTCAATATCTTTAGTTTTAAGTTTTTTATTTCTTTGGTTAATATTATTAATATAGTTTTCTTTATTATTATTCATAAATTCTTTTAATTTAACTAACTCATCAATCATTAAATCCAGTTTATCTAGTTTAGATTTAATATCTTTTTCTGCGTAGAAAGATAAATCAATAGATATTTGACGATTGCAGTCACTGATAGAAACTTGAGACTCAAACATCCAATTTTCTAGGGAGGCAATAACTTCGATAGCTGCCATACCTTCAGACTTGTTTAAGAATTTTCGTGAGTGATATTTAGATTTTTTATTCATATAACCTTTAAGTTTTGTTTAGGAGTGGTGCGGCTGAAGGGACTTGAACCCCTGACAAGCGGTGTAGAAGACCGCTGCTCTATCCAACTGAGCTACAGCCGCTTTACTATTAGGCTCCAGCTAAATTTTATTGCAGCGGTACCCCGTTAACCTCATAAGGTATTAATTTATTTACTAAGTCATTAACGGCTTCTTCAATTAACAGAGACTTAGGATACATCTCATGGAGAACATCCTCTATAAGCTTTAATTGTTGTTTAACTTGTATAAGTGAAACCATTAACTGCATATTTATTTCGTCTTGAGTTAATGCAGTATCTAATACTAATTTAATTTTATCTTCCATATTAGATTTCGCATACACCACTTGTGCAAGCAAGCATTTGAGCGCCCTCTACATTGTCTCTGTCTTCAATGAACAAAGACCAATCAACATTTACCATTTTCATTTTATTATAGTCCTCTTCACTGCAAGTTTCATATGGGGCTTGTTGGTATGTACCACCGTCATCAGGTAAAAAGCTGATGCCAGTAGCCTCATCAAAATTTTCATACAACCATGCACCAACCTCCATCCACTCATGATCCTTAACAGAGATAGTTACTGAGGGTTTATGCTCACAGTAATGTCTTTGGTAAGCTAACCAGATGTTTAGATGTTGTAATGCAGTAAGATCTTTGCGGGTGAATCCCGGAGAATGTTGTGGAAAAGAAAACACAGTAGTGTCGTTAGGTTTCATAACACAATCTTCGTGAGGAACACCTTGACTAATAAGAAACTTTGTTAATGGGTCTTTCTTATCTTGACGAATACGCCTGATATAGAATGGAGCATGACCGGGATGAATACCAGAAGATGTTTGTGTCAGTTGGCTGGCTGTACCTTCAGGCTTAATAGCTGTGATAGCTGTTGAAGCTGGAACTCCAAGGATTGCAGCCCATTCTTCATTAGTATTTCTGGCAACATCTCGAAGCTTATTAAGAACATACTCAAGAGGTAAACTACTTTCTCCACGCAGAATAGCGTTATCAAAGATACCAGTTAAAGATACACCTAGTAAACGCTCTGACTCAGTATTCTCTTTCCAGATACTACGTAGGTATGGAAAATTAGTTAGTGTTGACTGCATAGTACCCATAATAGCAGCTAAACGAACTTTGTTTACTAAGCTATCAAGGGTATCATTTTTATTTACCACTACTGTAGATAGGTTACAGAATTGATACGGCTTAAGAATAATTTCTGCACAAGGGTTTGTTCCATAATCAGCATCAGCACTACGGCGACCCCATTTAGCAGCTTGTTTTTGTGAAGCTTCACGGTTAAAGATACCTCGTTCACCTGAGTGACTGTTATAAATGTCTAACCATTCTTTCATAAACTCACCGATAGATGGTTTAGATTTGTACACTGCTGAGTTATTTGCTAATGCGCGTTCAGCATGGTTTTCCCACCAAGCGCCTGACTTAGCTGTTGCATGATCGTAGTTACCCAGATCCCCTAAACTAATCATAGCAGACCTACGTACTCCACCTACAACAACTACTTCACCAATCTTACACATAATATCATGCACTTCAATTGCTTTAAGTTGTCGTCCCTGAGCAGCTTTAAACTTAGCTACTGTGTATTCAAACAAAGATACTAGCGGGGCAGGGCCAGAAGCTCGACCACCAAACACTTTAAGAGGAGCACCAGCAGGGCGTACTAAAGATACATCCCATGAAGGAATAAAACCATTATAAAGGTTATTAATTAACATTTGATATGACTCACACCAACCTTCTTTGGAGTCAGCTACTACAAGAGTACTTCCTTTTTCAAGGTTATTAGGAACAATAGGCAGCTTACTAACATACTGTTGTTCACAAGAAAAACCTACTCCTGTACCGCATAACAGGATGTACATTGCTTCATCAAACGCTCGGGGATGATCTACTGGTAGATAACTACAGTTATAAGCAGCCACATGGGTTCTGTCTAGTGCTTCACCAGCAGTCATAATAGAACGCATAGATGGTAATGCTTTTAGATTAGTGATACTGTCACCAAGCACATCCCAAATAGGATCATTATTATCAATTTTATTAATTAATTCTTTTTTAAAGAAGTTTACCCATCGAGTAGCAGACTCATCCCAGTTTTCACGGCGGGATTGTTCTGGTAGGTATCGAGCGTAGCGGGATTTAGCAATTAGGTTTTGGTAAGGGTTCATTTATTCTTTCTTTTATAGTTAAAAATACCCCAGAATAGGGGTAGGTCTATTAGGTACCGGCTTATTTTGTTATTTAGCAAAAGAAATATTTAGAGTTAGTAATCTCAGATAAGTCAAGACTACCTAACTCTGGTTGTTTAAAATCAAATGATTCTTTATGATCCATAAGAGCATCTTGTAAAATATCAAAGAAGTTTTCTACATCATACTGTGCTATGAATGTCATTTTAGTTACTTCTTGAAGGAAATCAATCTCAGAAGCATGTGAGCTAAAGGAGTCGTGTACGGCACCAAATGAGCCATTAAAGCTAACAATAGTATTAGCCATGTGAGAAGCATCATAGGAGTGGACAACATTAGGGCTGATACCCGAAGCAAAGCTTCTTCTACACGGTACCCGTTCACCTGTTTCTTTGTTAAGGACGTCAACTCTGATAACATGCATAACACGACCGTCTTTATTTCCTTTAATTCCTTTAATAGTGCCACGTTGTTTTCTTTCATGTTGTAAATAAGACTTGTATACTACAGGAAACCCAGAAGGTGTTGTCCAGTTTAATACATTACGACCATTATTAAGCTCATGTGTGGCAATCTTTTGAAGGTATTTAGTTGTTTTTAATGGGCCAGCACATACTGTATTAATAGCTTGAATAAGGCTATTAGATAGCTCTGTACAATCATTCTCTGTAATGTTGTACTTAACTGTAAAGCCTTCCATATGACAATCTTCATACATATTCTTGGCAATACGTTGTTTACCTGCAGAGTAAGCACGAGTCATAGAGCCGCGCTTGGCAATACCTTTACGAATATGTTTCATAGGCATTTCTTTTTTGGCAAACCATTCTGGCATAAGAGTTATAAGCTCTTTAGCTACAGCTACATAGAAGTCTTTTTGAATAGATGTAGGTACAAGAGATACTAGCTCACCTGCTTGCTTATCTTTACTCATAGCAGCTAGGTGTTGCCAACCGTTATTACTACCATCTATAGGTATAGGTAAACCACTCATGTAATCTTGTTTTAATATTTTACACTTATGATATGATGCAATCTCAATACAACAAGCAAGAAAACTATAAGGCTTTTCAGCATCTTGGTGGATATGTTTAGTTCTGGCAGACTTAATAATAAATTCTAGATTATGTTTAACCCATAAAGCACGATCATCAAGAGTCATTTTATCAACAGAGATAGTAT